AAGGCATGGATAATTTATTAAGAGGAAAAACACCAGATGGTTCTTTTAGAATGCCTCAAATTGATATTTTTATTGATACACTACCTCAAAAAATATTAGATCAAGAACTCAATGCTAATATTGGTGATGGAGTTACTATAATGAGACTTCATATTTTTGATCGTCAAAATTCTGCATATGATACTCAAAATAGTTTATTAACTGCTGCTAGAGATAACGAAATAACAACAATATCTCAAATAAATTATCAAACAGATGGTGGTGATATAGGGGTAGGACGTTCACAATCTCAAGAGGCAGCAAATATTTTAGAGTCTGCTGTCCAATTGGGAATTATAGAAACAAATCCAAATTCTACCACAGCACATCCAGTTTATAGAATTTCTGGTGGAACAAAAAAATTAAAAGAATTTATTATGAGATCAACTCCGTATATAATTTATGGAGCACAAGGAACTACAGTAAAGAATGCCAGTGTTTCTTCTATACAAGATGCTGCTTTGTCAACGGTTAACATGTTAAGAACATTTCAATCAACAAACATGGAACCAAACGGTGATTTACCGGGCGGATTACCTTTACAGATTATTCCATGTGAAGTAAACATATCTTGTTTGGGTAATCCTTTAATCGACTTTATGCAACAATTTTTTATAGATTTTCAAACAGGTACTTCTATAGATAATTTATATGCTGTAGTTGGAATGTCTCATAAAATTTCTGCTGGAGAATTTTCTACTGATATAAAAATGGCTCCACTAGATGCCTGGGGCAGATATAGATCACTTATTGAAAGAGTTAATGTTGCTGCTGTTGAATTAGAAAGAATTGATATTTCAGCAGCAAGAACAACAACATTAACAAATCTCAGAGATTTTGATGTAAGAAGTATCGGAAGATAAAGACAATTTTTGCTAATGTTTTATGAGACATCTAATATTTTTCTTATGTTGACAACCTTTGGTTTTAGTGGTATGATAGTGTTGTGCAACATAAAATAAACCAACTAAAAGAAATTTGTTTTTTAAATTCCGTGGATTATCCAGAATTTCCTAGTAACTCATATAAAAAAATGATGAGTCAGTTAGGAATTAATTCTGATAATTTAAACGTTCCATGGGAATTTATAATACCAAAGAATGAATTTGAAAAAGAAAATAATGTTTTTATAGAAAAATTAGAATTAATTAAAAAAGATTTAAATTATGATTATTATAATAATGTTTTTTCAAAGACAAGTAATGTTTTTAATTTCTTAGGGAAAGCAAAAATAAACGAAGAAAATTATATTAATCACTTAGAAATAAATGATGGAAATAGTTTATTGAATTCATTTGAATATGATAGAAAAGGGTTTTGTAAACAAATTCCAAAATATTCATTAACTGATTCTAGCACTGGAAGAATGATAATTAAATCTGGACCAAAGATTCTAAATCTAGAAAAGAAATATAGAAATATTCTTGAATCAAGATTTGGAGAAGACGGAAAACTTTGGTATTTAGATTTTATTTCTTTAGAACCAAGAGTATTGCTTTCTATAAACAACTTTAATCTCCTATCTATTGGTCATCCTCCACAAGATGAAAAAGACCTAGTAAAAGACATTTATGAATTTACTTTAAAAAAGACAAAATTAAGTTCGGTTTTAACCAGAGAAGTTGTGAAGAAAATAATTTTATGGCAATGTTATGGAATGAAAAAAGAAAATATTTTACATGTGTTAACCGAAAACAATATAACGCACCCTGAAGATGTATTTGATATTATAGAAGAATTTTATGGTATTAAAGATATAAAGGATTCTATATTGAAAAACATGATAAAAAAAGATAATGTTAATATTATAGAAAATTTTTATGGCCGCAAGATAAAGTTAGTTTCAGATGAAATGTATAAGTTGATAAATTATTTCATACAATCAACTGCTGTTGACGTTGCACTTCTTGGATTTCACAAAATGTTAGAAACAATTAATAAAATTGAAGGAGCAAATAATTTTATTATTCCAATTTTTATTTTGCATGATGCAATTATTTTTGATGTTCACAATAAGTTAGAACATGTAGTTCCAAAGTTATGTGAAATAGGTTCAAAAAATATTTATAATTTAGAAGAAACAAAATTTTGGATCAAGGGTGAATTGTTTGAAAACACCTATAAAATCCAATGATGTTTAGTGGTAAAAAAGTTCATGATAAGTTCTCTTTAACACTGAATAAGTAGGCAAAACTGGTCGCCTCATCTATACTTATACTAGTTATCCGGTCACATAATTTATACCGGCATTATAGGAGAAAACATGTCATACAATATTGAATCATTAAAGAAAAAAATCGCAGTTTTACAAGGACAAAAACCCGAACAAAAAGAAAAGAAAGACTTACCAAAGTTTACATGGTTTAAACCACAAGTAAATAAGTCTTATGACGTAAGGTTTTTAACATTAACTGACAAAGAAGGAAATCCACTAGAACAACCATTTTTTGAGGTAGCATATTACGATAATGCTGAACTAACCAAAAAGAGATTTGTTGCACCATCTCAATTTGGCAAGGCAGATCCAATTAAGGATCTTGTTTTGGAGTTGAATAAAGATCGTTCAAAGGAAGCCTGGTTTACTCGCAAAAAGCTTACTCCCAAAGAAAGATACTATACTGCTCTTATTGTAAGAGGCGGAACATCTGATGTTTCTGGAGAAACAAAACCTGTACCAGAAGATACAGTAGTAATTTGGGAACTTACTCCTAAGCTTTGTAAAGATGTTTATGCTATTCTAGTCCACACTGATTATGTGGATGAGGATTTGTTTAGTATGGATCATGGTTATGATTTTACAATAACTGTAAATCCAACGGATAAAACATTTAATGGCTTTGCGGTTAAAGAAATTAAAATGCAGCCACGTAGGAAATCAAGCCCAGTTACAAAAAACAAAAAAGATCTAGAGAAAATTACATCACAAATTCCAAACTTTCACAATTATTTTGAAGCTCAAGTAATAGAAGAAGAAAGACTACAAGAAATTCTAGAAAACTTCTTGTCTGGTGGCGAAGGAGCAAATAGTGAAAATTCCGATTCTGAGGAACGCGGCGAAATTAATATGACAGCAGCACTAAACGATATTAATGAACAATTTAAAGATCTCTAAGATTTTTAAAGATTAAGATTTAATCATTAAAAGCCTCTTAATTGAGGCTTTTTTTTGTTTAATAAGGTTTAAAGTGTTCCACTATGTGAGAGAATAAAAAATAAGCGTGGAGCATATATTAAATGAAAAAAAAAGAAGAAACAATTACAACTGAAAAAAATACACAAAACGGAACAATGATAGATGATTTTGCCAGAGATTTAATTAAGCAAATTAATAAAGAGCATGGTTCCCTTGTTGCATTTAATTTATCTACAGATTCCGCTCCGACTAATATTAATAGATGGATTGGAACAGGTTCTAGATTTTTGGATACTGTTATTTCAAATAAACCAAAAAATGGTGGTCTACCAGAAGGTCGTATAATTGAATTACAAGGCAATCCAAGTTGTGGTAAAAGTATGATTGCTTATGAAATTGCTAAAAACACCCAAAAAATGGGAGGAATAGTGTGTTATATTGATACAGAAAATGCTACATCTCTAGATCATTTAAAAAATATTGGTTTGGATGTATCCAAAAGATTTGTGTTTATACAACAAACTTGTACCGAGTATATTCTTGCTATTATTGAAAGTACGATATTAAAAGCAAGAGCAATGACCAAAGATATTCCAGTTACGATTATATGGGATTCCGTGTCACAATCATCACCAAAAGCTGAAATAGAAGGTGACTATGACCAAAATACTATAGGTCTACAGGCTCGTGTTCTTGGAAAAGGCATGAGAAAAATTGCAGGTTTAATAGGAAATCAAAAAATTCTTTTAGTTCTAGTTTCACAATTAAGAATAAAAATTGGCGTCAGTTATGGAGATCCAACTACAACAAGTGGTGGAATGGCAATTCCGTTTGCTTCTAGTGTGAGAATTAGAATAAATGATGGTTCAGCTATTAAAGATAAAGCAGGAAATGTCATAGGACGTTCAACGTCAGCTAAAACTATTAAAAATAAAGTTGCACAACCTTTTAGAGAAGCAGGCTTTGATATTATTTTTGGAAAATGTGTTCAAGATCACGAACAGTTGTTTGATTATTTCAGAGAATTTTGTGAAAAATCAAAGAATGGAGTAAAAGTTGGAAAAGAAACTGTAAGTGTAGAAGGTACTGGAGCTTGGAAAACTTTTACTATTTTCGATGCTGATGGAGTCTTAAAAGAAGAAGTAAAATTTTACAAACCAGAATTTAATAACAAAGTATTATCAGATCCAAAATATGAAAAATATGTAGATGCCTTATTTGAACAAAGTTTAGTTATTAAATATGAAACTTCTATAGAAGAACATGGAACCTACAAAGGTTCAGAAGATTTATCAGTAGAAGATAGAAAAGCATTACAGGATAATTGAAATTATGCAAACAGTAAATGAAATATTAAATTCAACAGTTCCACTAACCAATTATTTTTGGTCTGATATTAGAGGGAATCTTGTAGAATTTCATACAGGAAACAAAGATATCAATACAATATTAAATTGGGGCAACTCTCAAGAACAATGGAATAATACTATATTATTTCAATTAACAAAATTAAGTAATTTACTTCAAAGTTCAACCATGACTAGTGGAGCGAATCTTATTGTAATTCACGAGAATCAAAAAAATATCTTTTCATCACTAAAAAATATAAATTATACTGGTTTTGGTCAGGACAAGAACATGGTAGAAGGTACAACGTACTTTGGAACTATGGCTAATAAAATTGCTATTTATATTTCTTCAAATGAATTAATAGAAAACAACATATTGGTTTGTAGATTTAATTTGGATGGTATAAGGTTTCAAAACCAAACACAACAATATGCATTTAATAATATCACTGAAACAAAATCGGTTTTAGATAAAAATTTATTAAACAAAGTACAAGAATATTGTGTTTTATCAATAATGAATAAGTGAAATAATCATAAACGATTTGAAAGATACAAAATAGTATAATATTAAAGGAAAAGAAAATGAGTTTAATTAAATTAAGTTTTTATAAAGAACACCCAGATGCCATTATTCCAAGTGCAAAATCTAATGGAGATGTTGGGTTAGATATTCATTCTATAGAAGAAATAACGATTCCATCTGGTAAGACAAAGTTAATCGACACTGGACTTAGACTTGGCAATGTATTTTTAGGGAACCTAGACACAGGCTTAAGCGCCCTTCTAAAGATAGAGGGTAGGTCAGGACTAGCTAGCAAGGGAATCTTCCCTGTAGGCGGGATTGTAGACACTCTGAGTTATACTGGTGTTATTAAAGTTGCCTTGGTTAATTCAACAGACCAAGATTATGTTGTTTCAAAAGGCGACAGAATAGCACAGTTTGTAGTATATCCAGTGTTTTCAAATACAACCACTGTAGCAACCGAGTGTGTTAGTGTGAATAATAATTGTTCAATTGTAGTACATGAAACAGATGTAATTAGAGACACTTCAGATAGAAAAGAAGCAGGTTTTGGTTCATCGGGAAGATAAAATATGATTAAAAGCCCACAACAAATATTTGTAAATGACTTAAAAATTTTATGTGAACAAAGTAATGTAGAATTGATTTTATCAAAAACAGATTCTATTATGTATTTGGATTCAATAGAGTGTTGTGGGTATTTTGACAATGTTGATAAAAAAACCAAAAGTCCAATTCTTGTTTGTTCAATTGGAAAAAATTTAAAAAACATAAAAAATATCCAAGAAAATTTTCTTTCGACATTAGTACACGAATCCTGTCATATGGATCAGTGGTTAGAAAATGATAAAATTTGGGAGAACAATCTTTCTTGTGATATAGTTGATAGTTGGCTTAGTGGTAATGAAATTGAAAATATAAAATTTCACATTGAACGAACTAGAGAACTGGAACTTGATTGTGAGAAAAGAACAGTAGAAAAAATAAAAAAATATAATCTAAGAATAGATGTAAATTCTTATATACAAAAAGCAAATGCCTATGTTCAATTTTACAATTATATTTTAAATACAAGAAAGTGGAGCACACCAGAAAATTCACCTTATAATGATATTATTACTTTAAACTTACCTGATGTTTTTAAAGAAAAAACCTGGTATGAAACATTGCCATGTTATATAGAAGAATTATTTATAAAAAATAAAGTATGTTTATAGTTTCTATTTATGTTTAGGAGATATAATAATGAAAAAAAATGTAAAAGATACAATTCTTGGTAGAATAAAATATTATTTAATTGGGCCTCTATTAATTGTAGGAGCCACAAGTGTATTAATGGTCGCTACAAGCGGCGAAGATATAACATTTAAAGCACTTGGAATTGTTTTTGCTGGAGCAGTTGTTGGTACCGCCATAAAAAAAGAACTGATAGAACGTTTATCTGAATAAATCAGTAACAACGATATATGATATTTTACTGGAGTCTCTTGGTTCAATATTGAATTTATTTTCCAATGTTGACTTAATAAGTCTAAAAATCTCTGTTTTAATTTTCTCTTTATCTTCAGGAGTCTTTAAACTTTTATATGACTCTATCTGAGAGGTCACTCTTGGGTCGGACAAAAAAGAAGTTTTCATTAGATTAGATAAATATTTCATAGAGGCTTCGCTTGTTGCCTTTTGCCCACTTTGTATATTTTGTGAATAATCTTTCATAACAGATGTTACAACTTTTGTTATAACTGCCCCAAGAGCAGCCAACATAGCAACGCCAACAAAACTTTCATTTATTTGTTTTTGTTTATATAAAATCAATTCTTCTTTTATTAAGTCTCTTATTAAGTCTTTTGAATTTTTTGTACTCATAGTGACATTAAATATCGTAAGATAATTGTTTTTCGTGTATACTGTTAAAACATAATTTGGTAAACTAAGAATATGTTAAAAACTAAAAATCAAGAACATCGTCCAATAATGATTATTGATGGCATGAATTTATTTATAAGAAACTTCATGGTTAATGAAACAATAACAGCACAGGGAATACCTGTTGGTGGTGTAGTTGGATTTATTAGATCCTTAAATGCCTTGGTCAGAGATATGATTCCATCAAAAGTTTTCATAGCTTGGGAATCAGGTGGCGGTTCACAAAGAAGAAAGAAAATTTTTGAAGGATATAAAGCTAATAGAGAAAAAGATAAAAAGACTTTTAAAGAAATAAAAAAAGAAGATAATAGGAAGTGGATACAAAAAGATGCGGATAACAAAGAACAACAACTTAATATTTTAATAAATGTATTAAAGCACATTCCAGTATGTCAATTGTATGTTCAAGATGTTGAAGGAGATGATGTAATTGGATATCTTACAAAATACAAATTTAAAAACACAAGTGGTAAAAAAATAATTGTGTCATCTGATAAAGATTTTTATCAACTGCTAGATGATAAACAAGTTGAAATATTTGAGCCAACAAAAAAAATTATAGTAAACGAACAAGCAGTTCTGGAAATGTTTGACATTTCTCCAAATAATTTTGCACTGGCAAAATCTGTTGTAGGAGATGAGTCAGATAACATTAACGGAGTAGGAGGAGTAGGATTCAAAACTCTAACAAAAAGAATACCAGGATTCAATGAGATAACCACTGATTATTGTGTTGGAGACTTGATTGAATATTGTGAACAAATGGTAACACAAGGAACGAAGATCAAGGTATATAAGGACATCATTGATGCTAGAATGATCGTAGAAAGAAATTGGAAACTTATGTATCTAAGTTCAAATTCAATGTCTACAAGTCAAATACAAAAAATAGAATATGCTGTCGATACTTTTGAACCGAAAATGGACAAATTAGGCTTAATAAAAGGCTTAATTTCCAATCAAATAATAACAGATATTGATTTCGATAAACTAGCTTCAACAATGAAAATGACTTTATGTTGTAACTAGACTATCTATAGTAAGTGGTGAGACTTTGTAGGCAATGGGTAAATTCCGTTGTCTACTTTTTTTTCTTTTAAAACAACAACAAGGATATGCATGACTCAAGAATCTGAATCAAATAACGATAACAAAAACACAAAAAAATACTTTGCGTTTGATAAATCTTTTCAAGAAAAAATAATTCAAGCAATGATCAATGACCGCAACTGGTCTGCTCAATTTTCCGAAGTTTTGAATGTTGAGTTTTTTGAGTACAATTATTTAAAATTAATTGCAGACAAATATGTTTCCTATCATAAAAAATATAAAGAATTCCCATCCACTGAGTTATTAACTGGGATTTTAGTTCAGGACTTAGGAAACTCTAAAGACGCAGGACTGAAACAACAAGTTAAATTGTTTTTAGAAAAAATCATTAAGAATGAAAATGCTGGTGACTTAGCATATGTCAAAGAACGCTCACTAGAGTTTTGCAAAAAACAATCATTGCAAAATGCACTAGAGAGTTGCGTTGAACTTATTGTTACAGAAAATTATGACAAGGTAACAAATGTTATTAAAGATGCCCTCGTTGCAGGCTCCACAATAACTCCAGGATTGACCATCGGAGATGAAGAAGACATTGAGGCACGTTACTCTACAACGTACCGTAAAACGATTGCTACAGGCATTCCCGAGCTAGACAAGAGAGATGTTCTTAATGGTGGACTTGGTGCCGGGGAAATTGGAGTAGTTGTGGCTCCTACAGGTTGTCATGCAAAGGGAACAAAAATATTAATGTTCAATGGAACACTCAAAAACGTAGAAGATATTGAAGTTGGTGCCAAAATAATGGGACCAGACAGTAGACCTCGTAATGTTTTAAATTTGGTTCGCGGTAATGAAAAGATGTATAAAGTTAAAACTCGTTGGGGCTACGAGCAAGTATATAATGAAAATCATACTCTTGCTCTAACAAGTTCAGTAACAAAAAAACATGTAGAAATTACTATTAAAGATTATTTGAAATCATCAAAGTGGTTTAAACACGTACATTTTTGGTATCAACCTGCTAATGGAATTGAATTTAAAGAAAAATTCTATAAAGAATTATTAATCGAACCATATGTTTTAGGATTACTGCTTGGAGATGGCTCAATTAAAGAAAATAGAATTGAGCTAACAACAGCAGATTCTGAAATAAAACAAACTTATGAACGCTATCTCAATTCTATTGGTATGAACTATTCACATCACTATAAAAAAGATAACAAGGCAATTGGTATTTATGGAACAACGAGTTATAAACACAATAATGTATTAAGAAATTCGCTTAGAAGCCTAAAGCTTATTAACAAGTTAAGTGGTGATAAATTTATTCCACATGAATACAAGATATCTTCAAAGGACAATAGACTTAAATTACTTGCTGGTCTAATTGATACAGATGGGTCTTTGAAGAAAAATAGAAATTCAGTAGAATACTGTACAAAATCTATTCAATTAGCTAATGATGTAGCGTTTTTATCTCGTTCTTTAGGTTTCGCAGTGACTGAAAGAAAAAAGTTTGACAAAAAATATAACACAACTTATAACAGACTTTTTATAACAGGTGATTTACATTCAATACCAACTAAACTTGAAAGAAAACAAGCAGCTATAAACACAACAAGTAATACTAGACACAATGTATGTAAATTTTCAATAGAAGAATTAGAAAATGATAATTTTTACGGATTTACGGTAGATTCTGATAATTTATATCTAACTCAAAATATGGACGTTAATAGAAATTGTGGAAAATCACATGTACTTGTTCACTTAGCCGCACAAGGCTTAAAACAAGGCAAAAATGTTATTTTTTATACCTTTGAGTTAAATGAAAGAGCACTTGGTGTTCGTATAGATTCTCACTTGGTTGATATTTCTTCAACTTATTGTTTTGAAAACAAGGAAGAAATAAAAGAACACTATAGAGCAAATAAAGACAATTATGGAAAGCTATTTGTAAAATATTATCCAACCGGAACTTGCACTGTTCAAATGTTAAGAAATCACATAGAAAGATTATCTAATACTGGATTCAAACCAGATATGATTGTTATCGATTATGCCGGTATTATGAGATCTAGTGAAAAATATGATGCTCCTAGATTTGAATTAAAGAAAATTTTCGAAGAACTACGTGGATTTGCTGGGGAAGCAGATATTCCTGTTTGGACAGCTACCCAAAGTAATAGAGAGGGTGCCTCAAGTGAACTAATTGATACTACAAACATGGCAGAATCTTATGGTCAAGCTCATATTTGTGATTTTATATTAGGTTTATCTAGAAAACAGACAGAAAAGTCAACTGGATTCGCAACACTCTATATTGCAAAAAATAGAGCAGGAATAGATGGCATTGTATTAAAAGCTCACTTAGATACTTCAAAATCAAAATTGAGAATTTTAAGCGAAGAAGAAATGCGTGGTGTAGATAGCAACGATACCAATAGTGAAAAAGAAACACAAAGATCATCATTAAGAGCAGCATTTATAAGAGTACAAAAAAACAAAGAAGAATCCAATGGATTAACTTTGAAAAAAATAGTTTGATTTTATTGTTTCTGATAAATTCACACTTGATAGATATATAGCATTTCCAAACTTATAAAGTGTCTATTTTATAGGTATAAAAATAGTTTCTTTAATAAGAAATTTTTCTTAAAAAGACAATAATTAAACAATCACCAACACAAAATTTACAGGAGTATAAAATATTATATGGCAACTTACGAAGAAGCAATTAAAGATTCAATTGAATATTTTAATGGAGATGAATTAGCAGCACAAGTGTTTTTAGGGAAGTATGCATTAACATCTCCTGAAGGAGATATTTTGGAAAAAACACCAGATGACATGCATAAAAGATTAGCTAAAGAATTTGCCAGAATAGAACAAAAATATCCAAATCCTTTGTCGGAGGATGAAATTTATTCTTATTTGAAAGATTTTAAATATATTATTCCTCAAGGTTCACCAATGTCTGGAATTGGAAATCCATATCAAACCGTTTCTATATCAAATTGTTTTGTTATCGAATCCCCCTATGATTCATATGGTGGCATTCTCAAAACAGATCAAGAACAAATTCAAATTATGAAACGTCGCGGCGGCGTAGGGTTTGATATATCCACAATTAGACCAAAGGGTCTTATTACTAAAAATGCAGCAAAAACCACAGATGGAATTGCTATTTTTATGGAAAGATATAGTAATAGTACGATTGAATGTGCTCAGTCGGGTCGTCGTGGCGCTTTGATGCTCTCTATATCAATACACCATCCTGAAATAGAAACCTTTATTAATATTAAAAGAGATCTTAAAAAAGTTACTGGTGCAAATATTTCTATTCGTCTTAGTGATGAGTTTATGAATGCTGTAAAAGATAATAAAAATTATGAAGTAAGATTTCCAGTTGATAATAAAGTAAATCCTCAAATAAGAAAAGAAATAAATGCCAAACAAATTTGGGATCAAATTATTGATTCAGCATGGATAAGTGCTGAGCCTGGATTGCTTTTTTGGGATAATATTATTAATACAACTCCTACTGAGTGTTATAAAGAACAAGGATTTGGAACTGTAAGCACTAATCCATGTTTTTCTGGCGAAACTTTGATTGCTGTAGCAGATGGCAGAAATGCTGTTTCAATTAAACAATTATCAGAAGAAGGAAAAGATGTTCCAGTATATTCTTTGAATCCATCTACTGGTTTGGTAGAAATTAAAACAGGTAGAAATCCAAGAATAACGGGACATAATCAAAAAATCGTAAGAGTTACATTAGATGATATGTCGTTCTTAGATGTAACTCCTAATCATGAGTTTTTATTAAAAGATGGCACAAGAAAACAAGCTAAAGATTTAGTTTCTGGTGATAGTTTGCCGCGATTTTCTAAGTACGCACAATCTATAAAAAAAGATAGTAAACCATATTATCTTGTTCATTGTAACACTAAAGATATGACTAAAAATAGAGTGTATGAGCATCGTTTGATTGCTCAATATAACAATCCAAAAAAGTGGAATGCTGTTTATGAAAATGCGAAAAAGTCTGGTTGGGCAAATACGGGTGGACTTGTTGTTCATCATAAGGATTATAACGGACTTAACAATAGTCCAGATAATCTTGAAATAATGACATTCAAAGAACATCAACAATTTCACGCTGAACATGATTGTAAAGGTTTTGCAAATGGTAATTCATATTCTGTTACAAATGAAGAGATTAAAAATAAAGCCACAGAACTAACAAAGACACTTGGTAGACGTTTTAGTCTAAATGAATGGGAGCAATTTGCTTCTATGAATCAATTACCTAGTGGTTTTACTGACTTTAGAAAAACGCTTGCAGCCAATCCAACAGAATTGGCAAAATTATGTGCTATTGAATTTGGTTACGATCACATTGATACCGATCCAAGAGTTGTCAAGACATTGCAAAATATGCTATCTCAAGGATATGTGGCTAATATTGTTGATAATCAGGTCTTTGTAGAAAAGATCTGTGAGATCTGTGACTCAAAATTCTCAATCAATCACCTACAAAGAGAAGCTTCATTTTGCTCTCAGGCGTGTTCTTTGATATACGTTAACAGCAACAAAGATATCAACACAGCAAGAACAAAGACATTAAATGAAACCTACAAGGTAAAGCTTGATTCGATAAAAATCAAGCAAGCTCAAATGTTTTCAAAACTAAAGTTTGATCTTGAACGTAAACCATTGATGAAAGAATGGGAGCAAGCTTGCAAACAAGAGAATCTATCATATAGACTCAAGACAAAATATGGATTTCAAAATTGGAAAGAAGTACAAGAAGCAGGAACAAACTACAATCACAAAGTAGTTTCCGTTGTTGAGATTGAGGGACTGCATGACGTTTACAATATCACGGCTGATGACAATCATATGGTTTCTGTTATTACAAAAGTTGTTGATAATGTATCCTACATGGGAGTCCATGTATTCAATTGTGGTGAAATTGTTCTTAGCCCATATGATTCGTGCCGTTTATTATTAATCAATACTCTTTCATTTGTAAAAAATCAATTTACATCTGGTGCAGAATTTGATTATGAGAATTTTTCAAAAATTACAAAAATTTCTCAACGTCTTATGGATGATATGATTGATCTCGAACTTGAATGTATTGATAAAATTATTAATAAAGTTGAAATAGATCCTGAACCACAAGAAGTTAAACAAGTTGAATTAGATTTATGGAAAAAAATTAAAAAAGCAGCAATTAACGGAAGAAGAACTGGTCTTGGTGTAACAGCTATCGGAGATACAATGGCTGCTCTTAATATTCATTATGGAACAGAAAAATCTGTTGAAGTTATTGAAGAAATATATAAACAACTTGGATTAAATGCTTATAGAGAAACTGTAAATCTTGCAAAAGAACGTGGTGCATTTCCTGTTTATGATTACAATCTTGAAAAAGAGCATGTTTTTATAAATAGAATAATGAATCTTGATGAAAATCTTAGAAAAAATTGGGAAAAATACGGAAGACGCAATATTGCTCTAACCACGACAGCACCCGCAGGTTCGGTTTCAATTCTCACACAGACAACCTCAGGAATAGAACCTGCTTTTGAAGTAATTTACAAGAGAAGAAAAAAAATAAATTCTAATGATAAAGAAGCGAGAGTTGATTTTATTGATGCCACTGGAATAAAATGGCAAGAATATAAAGTGTATCATCATCAATATAAAAAATGGATGCAAGTTGCGGGCAAAGAAGCAATAGAAGATAGCCCTTATTACAAGGCAAGAGCAAATGATATTGATTGGGGAATGAAGATAAAAGCTCAAGCTGCCGCTCAAAAGTGGATATGTCATAGTATTTCCAATACAACAAATTTACCATCAGATATTTCAAAAGAAACAGTATCAGATATATACATGACTGGTTGGTTATCAGGAACCAAAGGAGTAACAATATATCGTGATGGTTGTCGTGATGGCGTGTTAATAGCGGAAACAAAACAAAAACAAATAATAACAGAAGACTTTATTGAAACACACGCTCCAAAACGACCTGAAATGTTACCTTGTGACATCTATCAAATTACAGTGAAAGGTGAGAAGTGGAATGCGTTTGTTGGTTTATATCACGATAAACCATATGAAATTTTCGCTGGACGCTCAGAACATATTTCTATTCCAAAATCTGCTAAAAAAGGATTTATTAAGAAAAACGGAACCTATAATGTTATAATTGGTGAAGGTGATAACGAGATTATTGTAAAAGATTTAGCAAAAGTATTTGCGAACGATACTGAGAGCGCATTTACAAGAACTTTATCTTTGGCTTTAAGACATGGCACAGCCGTACAGTTTGTGGTAGAACAAGTTGTTAAGGGTGGAGAAAAAGATAGTGACTTGTTTTCTTTTTCTAAGGCAATTTCTAGAGTACTTAAAACATACATTAAAGATGGCACAAAAATTAAAAAGAAATGTGACTCTTGTGGATCGGAAGATTTAGCTTACTTGGAAGGCTGCCTCTCTTGCACAAGTTGCGGCAATAGTAAATGTAATTAAATTAAAAATTTAAAATGTTTTCTTGTCAATAATATAATATTTATTGGCAGGAGAAAAATAAAATGGGTATTAAAACAACAATTGACAGTCGTGGTGTAATTTCAGAGGAAGTTGTAGGAGATTCAACATTTGGAGTAACGTTAAAACAAACCGTACATCCAGTGCAAAATTATTCATTTAACAACACAAACGTAACATTAAGCAGTAACAAATTTACTGTTATTTGTCCAACAAGTTCACTAGGAATAACAGCTAGTTTGCCAGTTATTGCGGTTGCAACTTTAGGTACAGAATTTTGTTTAATGACAGGAACAGGAAGCAATGATCAAATTCTTGTAACAGCATCAAACGGAATTAGACCTGGTTCAACTTGGACTCTTACATATTCCGGCTCACATGCAACCATTGGTTTCATGGCTGTTAGTAGCTCTATCGGTTATTACTGGCATACTACAAACAAAGTAAACGTTGTCTGATTTGGTTAATTAACTAAAATATATAAATGAAGAATTGATTGTGTATTTTACACAATCTTTTTTTGTTTCCAGCAAATAATCTATTAGTTTTATTTTTAAAGATATATTTACAGTTATGAAAAAATTATCTTTAGTAAAAATCCTTAAAGAAATGCAAGATGATGGTTCTCAAAATTCAAAGGCTAATCTTGTTTTTTTAATTGGGCCTCCAGCAACAGGTAAAAGTACATATATAAAAACTAATTTGCAAGGTTATGAAATTATTAATCGTGATGAATTGGTAGAAAAAATTGCTAGTGAAACCAAGGTTGGAACATATGACGACATGTTTGCTCGTCCACCTAATGAACTAAAAGATCAAGCAGGAATTCCACCAGATTCAAAAACATTATCAGAATACGATAGTGATTTAAATTCAAAGAATCAAGTAGATTCTTATTTGAAAAAAATTGCTAATTTAGCAACAAGTGTTCCTGCGAGTGAAAAATATGGCGAACTCAAGCCTTTTTTATTAAAAAATTTACAAGATGTAATTATTCGTTTTGGTGTTAAACCAGAATTTATAAATCCTTTCATGTGGGAGAAAATTGAACTTGCAAATGAAAAAGTAGCAGAAGAACTTTCAAATGTTAAAAATACTGTAGTTGGAAAAAAAGAGGAAACAAGAAAAAACTTTGCAATTGATATGGTTAATATGAGTGTTCAAGAAAGAAACAATCATAGAAAAGACATTTTAAAAATACTTGGAGAAGATCCAAGTAATTTAAACAAAGTCAATGATTTTTATAATCAAATTGCTATAGTTTTTGCTCCAGAAGAAGGTTATACTCCAGAATTAGTTCAAAAAATTAAAGATGTTGCCTTGGTTAGACAAGAAGAAATTAAAGCTAGTGGTGGAGCAAAAACAATTCCAACACAAGCATATGATAGAATGTTTGCATCCTATTCCGCACCTTCTACAGAAGAAGGATTTTCCGATATAAAATATGTTGGAGTTCCAAGTTTAGAAAAATTAAAAGACAATTCTGTAAAAGAATCATATATTTCTATAGACCGCTTAAAATTATTAGCAGGAATCGTTAAAAACAAAAAACTGCTTTAGTAATCGTTTAAAATAAAACGTTCAACTTTTTTATTTCTTGTGTGCTTGCAGCAGCACCTGTAAAAGAAAAAACTCTAAACGAACATTCCTCAGAATCAAACAAGGATGATAAATTAATTTGTTTAAAAGAATGATTTAAAATTAATGAATCATTTATTAAAATTTTTATAAATTTGTTTGGTTCACAAATTATTTTAGCTTTTATTAATTTACCAGAATTCATTTTAATCGAACAGTGTTTTTGAGAAACAATTTCGTTCTCCAAATATAAATGAATTTCATTACCAGTTTTATTTAAATCGTTTTTAAATGTATCAAAGCCTATGGCAAATTTTCTTTTATCGAACTCTAACCACAAACCATCGCCTCCCGAACCATCTTCGTCTGATGCCCCTTTATTTTTCGAAATTTTAAAAGAAAAGTTTATAGTCCATGGTTTAGTTGAAATATTTATTTTTTTATTTAAATTTAGCGTTCCATTTTGGTGGAAATTTGTTGTCAAAACAATGCCGCCAGTTTTATTTTCTTTTGCCGAACCTTTAAGAGTATAGTTTTTCATAAAATTAAATATGGTTTAAATAATATAATGTTAATCTATTAGTTTTATTTTTTTACCCTTAGTTGGATATATTAAACCTCTACAGCCTTGGATACCAAAAGAACATCTTTTTGGTTCTAGGTTTAATTTAGATGCAAATAGGATTGGTTCATATTCTTTTGGAATATCTTCCATGTTTTGTTCTGGGGAAAATATATAATTTGCAGTAACAGAATAAGTGTTGTTTAATATTTTTTTAAACTCTAAGTTTCCCTGAACAATTAAATTAACTTTATTGGGTCCATAATGTTTTGAGGAACCAAATAAGGAATTTAATTTTAATTCTTTATCTTTTATTTTTTTACCTATGTTTGTTTTTTTAATATTATTGCGATAATGTTTTTTTATTTGTTTTCCAAACAATACTAACTCTGGATGAGTTTCAAACTCTTTGATACCAGACCACTGACGAAAAGAATTTGCCTTATTTCCATCTTTGTGTGAAATCCATAAAATAGATTTGTTATTATTATCCTTAAATTCAAAATCAGACTTAACATAATTCCCTTTAATTTTAATAGTTTTTTCAACTGATAAGATGTTGTTAATTGATAAAATTTCTTTTCCAAGGTGATTTAAAAAAACAAGATTAGCTGGTTCTTTTGAATCATTTGTTATAGTTTTTAACTTATCACTAAGATCAGAAAAAAACTTTGTTTCTTTTTGATATGTTTTTTGAAATCCAACAGAACCAAATTCTATTGTTTTCAACAAACAACCAGATGTTAATTCTATGTTTGATTTTGTTTTCAACAATAATTGTTTATTTTTATAAAACATCCCTAAAGCTTTTATATTTTCTTTTTCAATATAATTTTGTAAAGATTCCAATAAAAATATATCTGAGTTGTCTATGATTACCATATCACAATTAAAGACTTTCTTTTTCTCTTCAATTAGTTCAAATGGTTCTTGATTTTGTATTTTAGACAAAAAGATTTTTAAATTATCTCTTTTGTTTAGTTCAGTAAGTGTTAAAGCTACCACATTAGAAGTGTGCTTTTTTTCAGTTACTTTGTTTAAACAAACATTTTAGTAGATTATAGTATCTTTATAAGGAAAGAAAAATCATATGGCAGAAGGAGATTATATTAAAGCTGCGACAGAAATTGGAAACGTAGTAGAAGATAAAAATAAAAACTATGGTGACTCGTTTTCAAAATCAGTTGATTTTTTAAAATTATTATATCCAACTGGTATTCCAGTAGAGTCATTCGCAGATGCTCCATTAATTTTAAGAATATTTGATAAATTAAAAAGAATTGCATCCAACAAGACATCTTATGATGAAGACCCATATAAAGATTTAATTGGAGTCTCAACCAGAATGTGGGAAACCAATGAAGTTTTAAAGGATAAAAAATGATTAAAGAACTTTTCAAAGAAATAGAGGACATAATTTTAGATAAAAGAAAAAAATATGGTCCTGTGGATATTAAAATATCCAAAACCCTAACCGAACTATACCCATCAGGGGTTCAACCTGAGACATATCAAGAGTTTATTCTAGTTGTTCACATGCTTGAAAAACTTTCAAGATTAACTAATACTAATATAACAAAAGAAGCAAAAAACGATGCCTATGTTGATTTAGCAGGCTACAGCATATTAGGCGTAGTAAAAAATTCCGAGAAACAAAAACTATAATTTCTTGTATAATTTTTATTATACATTTTAAACAAATCGACTGAGAGTACAAAAATAAAGGACTAGATATGACGGAAAAAACCAAAAATACATTTAAATTTAGTGATGATGTGATTATAATTGTGAGGGAGCTAATTCAGCTTTCTTTGCTTACGGGAACTAATTTAGTTGATCACCTAAGAGCAGTTGTTCTTGTTGCGGAAAACGAAAAATATCTTACTCTTGATGAAGATTATGTTAAAGCATACAATGAATATATAACAGAACTATCTAGAAAAGCAGAAGAACAAAGTTCTGAGAGACAAACAAAAGAAGCTAATGTAGAAGCCTGAGAAAACTATTTTTCTTATTTAAGAACCTCACTCGAAAAATCGTTTGAGGTTTTTGCATTTTTATTCTTCAACTAATTTTCCAAGACTTCTAAGTTTATTAATATTATCTTGCGAGTCTTTGTAATATACATAATTTAACCAAGGACGTTCTATTTTGTCTTCTTCGTCTCCAGATGACTTAAAAGAGCAGTCATCTTCTTTTTGTGGTGTTTGTGGTAATAAAATATTATCTAAAAGTTCTTTTCTAACATCTCCTCTATTGGTATAATAGTAATTCCAAACAGATGAGGCATCAGAAGACACTAGGAGGCGATCTGGGGCGATTCCACTTGAACCGGCATACTCCAACGCAATATCATACAAGAGGGGTCCATAGCCGCTTGTGGCTCTAGAGTGGAACACTATATAGGCACTTAGACAAGGCCCATCAGCATTTTTTGGTCTAGCTAGAGAAATTGAACCCAAAACATTATCTTGATCATTTTTTAATTCTATATCTTTGTCTCCACCCAATAGTCCTTTTCCTATATGAACTTTATATTCACTAGGAATAGATTCTATTGTTTTAGCAGCCTCGTTTATTTTTTTTAATTCTTCTTTTAGAATAGAATTTATTAATATTTTTAAGTTTTCTCTCATGAAAGTAAATATTGCAAACAAAACCGAAGTTTCTTATGTTTTTATTTTAACAATAATTGCTATAGTTATATAATGTGATAGTATGATTGAATAGAATCAACAAGGAGATAACAAAATGTTTAATACACTTACCTACGAACAAACAAAAAAAGAACATAATAAGGGAGACATAGTTGATGTTCTTATAAAGGCATCATATCACAAAGCAAAGGTCGTTGATGTATCGGTAGAAGATTTTTATATTAAATATTGTTTGGAATTTTTCGAAGATGGTTCTCGTGCCTGGTATACATCTGATATTTTTCAAACTATGCTAAATTAAATGCCTTTAAGATTTCCAAATCCAGTTACTTTATTTCGCGGAATAGGTGAAAATTATATTTCTTTTGATTGTTTAAAAGATAACAATGGTTCTCTTTATATACCAAGAGAAGTTAACATGTTAGCTCAAAAAATATGCGATTTCTCTGGGAAAAGAAACATTGAAGATATTGTTTATCACAATGATATTGTGAATTTTACAGTGAAACCAAAGTTTGAGTCACAAGAAATTGCTTATGAGATTCTAAAAGAATTTAGATTACTTTAAAGAATCTTTTAATATGTTTTTCATTCTATTTTTCAAGTCATCTGGTGACGAAGAAGAAGAAGAAGAAGTCTCTTTTGTTTCTTTCAATTTGTTTGATCTTTTGCGACGGATTAATTCTTCAAGTTGTGATTTTGTTAATTCCACATAATTTTGTTTTTCTTGGGATTTAACTTGTTTTGATTCTTCTATTGTTTTTACAAGTTCATCAAGATCTTTTATTATTGGTTTAGGTTCATGAATTTCATGAATTGGAGTTTTTATAACAGATTCATTTTTATTTTTAATTACAATTGGTTCAATAAAAATTTCAAATTCTTCTTTTTTAGTTTGTGGTTTAACAGATTCTACTGTAACTTCAACTGGTTTTTCAAATCCAATATTCATTGTAGCGGGTGTAAAATACCTGCTACCAAGTAAGATTTCAATTTTACCAGTATAATCCTTGTTTTCTTTGAATATATTTTTCATTGGAGGAATAGTAACAATAACTGTTCCATCATCTTGTTTTTTTACTGGAAACATGTAACCCATTGTATCTTGGGAACCACCAGATTCCATTACAACAAATCTACAAATCGGAGATGAAGAATTTGGCTCGGTAGACATTCCTTGAATTGTAAGTTTAAAACCCAATTCATTACTTTCATCTAATTTTAAAATAACTTTTTCGCTCATGTTTCCTCTGGTTTAATTATTGTTCTAAACTATTCGTTGTCTTTTTTTGTTTTAACATTTATTAATGTTGCTTGTACTTTTATTTTTTCATAGGGTTCAATATATTGAACTTTCATCTCTATGTCGTTTGGAGTTATACATGAATCTTCTGTTTTTATGCCTTTAAAACTGGTGCTAACAAATAATTTTTTAATTATATTAATATATTCTCCTTTAATTATTGGGTTTGATAAACTTATTTTAAAATCCCCGGCAAAAATATCAACATCGTCATTTTCTCCAACAAAACGTAACCAAGTTGGCTTTTCACACTGAATTAATAAATCATTTATTCTTATTAATTCACATTCTATAAAAACATTTAAGTGTTCTTTTAATTTTTCTTTTGGCTGTTGTTGTTTTCCAGAAGTTAATCCACCACCATGCCCCCTTGCTGATGTGAATTTATTCGCTAAACAAACACTATCAAAAATACCATCATAAAAAAAACATGGTTCATTATATAATATTCTTGGGTCATTATATGTGTATGGCGGCGGAAAAAGCATAAGCTACTTACTTGTTAATATAAGTAGCTTCTTTTTATTTGTTGTAATATATTATTTTTCTGTTACGGTTTTATATCCTGTCACCATCATGGTGTCTAACAATTTTCTATCAAAATCAAGAGAGTTATCAGTCAAGAGGTTTTCAGGTCTATATAAATTATATTCAATATATTTATAGCGAGGATCAGCTGTACCCAAAATAACTTTTTTGTTTATTTTCTCAAGTTTTATTAGGTCATTAGCTAAAATTTCATCAGACATTAAATCAACTGAACGTAGTAGAACTTTTATAGAATTTTTTCTTTTAGTCTTCCATGGCTGGGAACCAAAAGGTGAAGTAACTATTATGTCAATAATTTCTGCCCCAGCATCAATAGCTGCACTAAGTGGCGCAATATCTTTAACCCCAGCGTCAGTGAAAAGATCATCGTTTATTTTAATTGGGTTAAACATCACTGGAAAAGACGATGATGCTAAAACAGCATCTCTAATAACATCAGTATCTTTTTCATTCCAAACTTTTAAGTTTCCTGTTAATAAAGAACAAGCACTAATTCTTAATTCGTTACCGGATTCTTTAACTTTAACAGGATCAAGATTGTTATAAACAAAATCTTTAAGCGGGGAACTATCATAAACACTTGATTTCCATAAAGCTTCTAATTTCCCAAAAGGTCTATGATTATGATAAATGTTTCCTTTGTTGATTTTGTTCCAAATATTTACTAAATTTTCTAACGCTTCTTTTTCTTTTCCTTTTGGAAATTGTGAAAGAAATGAAGCATTTAAAGCTCCAACAGAAATACCTGTGTATATATCATATTGATTATTGAGTTCTCCAATTAAATATTTCAAAACACCTACTTGAAATGCTCCTTTTGAACCCCCGCCACTCAAAACTAATGCTCTTTTTTTATTCATTGTTAAATCCCTTACATATAAATAATATATAAAAGATATTAAACAAATATTAATTTTATTATTCTGGATTTTGTATGCAATAAAAAGTAGCTGTTGCTCTTTCACCGCCAAATTCAATATTGTTTTCAAGATATACACACGAATGAAGTCCATATTTACTGTACATTCTTCTAACAGTCGCATATCTCATTGGAAAACCATAAGTTTCATGTTGGGTTCCTCTGCCACTATTTCCACCAATAGCAGGAATTACCGGATAAGAACCAAGAGCCTCATCAATAAGTTGATAGAATGTGTCATACCAAGTTTTCTGAAGAGGAATAATTGTATTCGCAGGAAGAGGCCCACCATATAGATCACATAGTTCAGGAGCAAAGTATTGTACATAACCACGAACCTCAAAAACAACACGATCTTTCATATCCGCATCAGAAGTAAATTGAACTTCAACCTCTTCTACATCAATATAATTACCATTATGAGGTTCTAAGCAAAATTCCGAGTTTACAACTTTATTATATGAGGCTTTAACCGAACCCGTTGTTGGGTTTGAAAAAACAACAGAACCACTTCTATAATTCACATAATAATCTCCTCCAGATGTTGCAAATGGAGCACGCATTGATTGTGTTGTATCATCAACAGTTATAATTACTTCATATTTATGAAGCTTGTATTCTCTAAACATATATTCTTGAAAATATTTGCCATGATACATGTCAACCCAAGATTCATCGGAGCCGGAAACAGAAAAAGTTGTGCCTCCATCAAAAGAACTTAATTCTATATTTTCTTGTCTTTCGCTTGTATAAAACCATGTTGTTTTATCACAAAGATTTGGAGTAGCTACTGTATACTCGTTACCTTCACGACCAACATTGGTAACAAGCATTGCACTATTTTCTTGCGTCTCCGAGGTAAGTCTTTTATTTGAAGATGCAAGAAAATTTGTTTCAAAATCCGCTTTGTATGCATCATTTGTTATTTGATTTGTATCACAAACACTAGGAATAAATTGGGAAAAAATTGTTGTTGAATATACAATTGTTCCATCAATTCCAAAAATTTGATATAATAATTGTTGTTGATCTAAAACATGTTGTATTTTAAGAAATTTAGAAACTGCAATTTCTTTAAAAGAAGGCCAGTCAAGTTCGATATTTATTAATCCTGTTCCAAATTTAATCATTTTCTATTCCTGTGTAAAAACAACTTCTATATCAAAAGCACCAAGTACCGAGTTTACAATTTGATTTATTGTTAAACCTTGTTGTGCTCTTAAAGTTATTGGTTTGGTTCCTTGTTTTGCTTGATATATCGGAATTACGTTTTGAAATGCATGGTCTTGAGATTCTTGATCGGCTGTACCAATTACCCATTCATCGGAAGACCAGTAGTATCTCAACAATGGACCAGTTGTACTTGTAGGTGTACCATTGGTTAAACAAGTAACGTTTGTTGCAAGATTGTCTGTTGTGTCAAAAGTAAAAGGTGTAACAGTTGTGCCGCCCGAATGTCCAGTCATTCTTAAAAATTGAAACTGAGCATTTATGCCTACTATGGCAGTGTTTAAAATATTGATTAGTTTTACTGATTGTATTTTTATAGTAGTAGCAGAACCAGAAGTTGAATTCATAATAGAAAACATTGATTTTCCGTTACCAATGCTTTGTGAAGAAACCAAAGCCGAGAAAGTAGGAGGTTGATATTCACGAACAGATAAATTTCCAAACCCGTCAGATCTTATTTCTTGTTGAACCGATGATGATATAGAAGTTGCAACTAATTGAATATTTTGTGGTTCAGCTCTGAAACCATTGTTTGATTGTATGTTGTTAACATTTTGAAATGTTATTACATCAATAGAAGCAGTTGTTCCTGTTGTGGCTGCACCTGTGTTTTCCACATATGCAACAACATTTAGTGGTGTATAAGGACCAGGAATATGAGTCTCGTGTCTAACAGCTACTTTGCCATTAATTAATAGTGACGCAAATGCAGGAGTTGCATTTATTTCATATTTTATAACCTGAGAACTTGATAAAGGTTGATTGTTTTGTGAAGAAGATAATGAAATTGTTGTAGTTTCTGTATCAAGACTTGCTGAACCAAAAGAAGATCTAAATTTAACTAAAGTATTATCTGTTCCATCTAATATTACAACAGCTTGTTGATTTGGATTTTGTATTGTGTCTTGGAAACCAAAAATTGTTTGTTGATTAGCTACACGTTGATTTATACTTCCAATTATAGTTAATGCAAATGGTACATAATCTCCTGCGCGCCTAATTAATGCAACCGAACCAGAGGTAGCTGAGGCAGCCAACCTAACTAAAGAAGATGTTACCACAACTGTTCCACCGGAACTAGAATTTGGTATCCAAAATGATACTTGTCCAGTAGTTGTACCCGTGCTACCTTGATATGCAGAATCTAAAGTTGCCGACACAGCAGAATCAATTGAAGAAAATCCAACAAGAATATTGTTTGCTTCAGAAATTCCTTTAATATATTCTTGTGAGGTGAAAAGATTAAAATTTGTTCCCGTACCAGTAATTTGGTCAGAACCATTTGTAAATGTAATTGTGCCAGCTGGTATTTCAAACAAACTAGTACCAGTAAAATCATCTCGAAAACTTATTTCGTCTGTGAGTACTGCCCCGCGTATTTGTAAACTACCTGCCACATCCATATTGATTGATGTTTGTTCACTAGCTAATTTATTTGAAGGATCCGGATAATATCCTGTGTTGTTATATCCTTGTATTGTAGTTGAAATACCAGATAGTCTATATGGCTGGTCCCTCCAGTTAGTTTCAAAATCTGTTTTACTTGATAGATCATTAGTCTTATCTATATTATAGACATAACTAAAGCCAACAAATGGTTCGGTTACAATTTTATAAAATCCACCAAAGTCATCATAAGCATAACTTAAAGAAGCCGAGGTTCCGTTGATAAGAGTTCTAAATTCATTCCAAGAACTTGTAACGTTTACATAATTTCCATTTAATTCTAATCTTGAACTAATCATGATTATCTTATTTCCTTCCAATTAATTGAGGTACGCATAATCGTACTTCCTGCTGCTTCATCTTGTCCCACAATCAATAAAACATCTTGAGAAGTTGCGAAAGCACTTAATCTTAATTTGCGGCCATTGTCTTGGAAAAAATCCGCAAAATCAAGCTGTTGAGAATCATTTGAATTAGGTAGGAAACCTCTAAATAACACCTCTCCACCTGAATATGCCAAAGACGATGTTGTATATTCGACCGAAGAATTGTTTGAACTTGCAGAAATCCACAAAGGTGTCCCAGTGATTGTTGGATTAAGAATAACTTTATATGAAGCCCTAGAACCCTCAGTTGAAATATTTAGTTTTGTTGGTATGACGATTGTTCTATTCTCTACGCTTCTAAATGCAGTACCTGGTCGAATAGCTATAAGTGAAGCATCAGTTGTTCCAATTGTAAGATCAGATGGTGTATATGCACCAAATGTAAATTCTGGTGGTTTTGTGCCTCCATCACTTTCAACAGCAGAACATATATAAGTAAATCCACTTGATATTGAAACACCATTATTTTTTACTTCAAACTGTAATGGAAGGGTTGCTGTCTTCATATATGGAACAGTTAATGTATTTGGAAAATTAAATACATGAGCTGCTATACTATTAACATACATTCCAACATATCCAACTCCAAGCCACTGAAAATGAGTTTCATATATATTTGCTTTAGTAACATCAAGAATAAGACCCGAAGCTCCTGTTCCATCAAGTTTATCTATATTGAAAGATGATTGTGTGGTAAATGTTTCAACAACAATACCTGATGTACTAGATTTTCTTAATACACCAAAATTTGTACCAGAGACACAGTAAAATAGACCATCATTGTCATCTCCATATCCCCATGTACGAATTTGATTTGTTTTACCAGTATCCGCGTTATAAGCAGAAATTTTAATAATTTGCTCCTTACCCGCTTGATATCTATAATATGTATTGGAACGTAGAGTAATCTTGTCAGTTGAACCAGTTCCAACAGTAAGACGCATAGCACTTTCACTTAATACATTGGCCAGAGTACCAGAACCAACAGAACTAGTACTGTATTCAATTGAATCAAATCCATACTTGTTTACATTGTCAACAAGAGTATATGGGCTAACCGTTCTTGTTTGTCCAAAACTTGTCGCATTATAACGTGTAGGTCTAACATATAATGCATTTATATCCGAGATGGCAGAACCGCTTTGAATTATTTCTATTTTCCACGGAAGGCTACCAGAGGCTCCTTGAATAACAGTTCCTCCACTAGAACCACCCGTGGTCACAGAACCAGTGATCCACAATGGACTTGTGTTGTTAAATCCTGAACTACCTGAAGCCAAATAAACACTTTGAGTTATTATTTGATTACTGATTGAAACGGGTAATGTAATACTTTGATCTATTTTTACTGATTGAGTTAATGGAAGATTTGAAATACTAGCAGTTGTAACAGGGTTTGTGATTGTTACAAAAGGAGTATTGCTCATTGATACATTTAATGCAATGGCAGAACCACCAAGAAAAACTGATTGTGTTGTTGGGAAATTAATTACAAAAACAGAACCAGTAATACTTTGTGTAACATCGGTTCCAATATCAACCAATTTCATACTTTGGGTCGCAGGAAAGACAACTGTTGTTAAAACCGAACCAGTAACAGTAACGGTGTTTGAAACAGATACAGGTAAAGTAATTGACTGATCAATTTTTACTGATTGAGTTAAAGGTAAATTAGAAATACTGGCAGTTAATACAGGATTTGTTATTGTTACAAGCGGAGTATTACTTAAAGAAACAGGCAGAGTAATTGTTTGATCAATTTTAACACTCTGAGTAAGAGGTAAATTTGAAATAGATGCAGTCAAGACTGGATTTGTAATTGTTACAAAAGGAGTATTGCTCATTGAAATTCCTAATATTGTATTAGAACCTCCAAGGAATACGGATTGAGTTGTTGGAAGATTTATTATAAAAACAGAACCAGTGATTGATTGAGTAATATTTGTACCGACATCAACAAGTTTGAAACTTTGAGTTGTTGGAAAAACTATTGTTGTGGCTACAGAACCAGTAACAGTCACAGTATTAGAAACAGAAACTGGCAATGTAATACTTTGATCAATTTTTACACTTTGTGTTAATGGAAGATTAGAAATACTAGCAGTTGTTACAGGGTTTGTGATTGTTACAAGTGGAGTATTACTCAATGAAACTGGCAAAGTAATTGTTTGGTCTATTTTTACCGATTGAGTTGTTGGAAGATTGATTACAAAAACAGAACCAGTAATACTTTGGGTTATGTTGGTTCCAACATCAACAAGTTTGAAACTTTGAGTTGCAGGCAACACAATAGTTGTGGCGACTGAGCCAGTGACGGTTACTGTATTAGAAACAGAAACTGGAAGTGTGATTGTTTGATCAATTTTAACACTCTGAGTAAGAGGCAAATTAGAGATAGACGCAGTTGTTACAGGGTTTGTGATTGTTACAAGTGGAGTATTACTCATCGAGACAGCAAATGTTATCCCTGAACCTCCAATAAATACACTTTGTGTAACTGGTTGATTTATCACAAAAACAGAACCAGTAATACTTTGTGTAACATCGGTTCCAATATCAACTAATTTGAAGCTTTGAGTTGTTGGTAATGTTAATGTTGTAGTAACCGAACCAGTGACGGTTACTGTGTTAGAAACAGAAACTGGTAGAGTAATTGCAGTGCCGCCCACAAAGATGCTTTGTGTAACTGGTAAATTTGAAATACTAGCAGTTGTTACTGGATTAGTTATTGTTACAAAAGGAGTATTACTCAAAGACACAGGCAAAGAAATACTTTGATCAATCTTAACGCTTTGAGTTAATGGAAGATTGGAAATACTTGCTGTTGTGACTGGATTGCTTATAGTCACAATTGGAGTATTACTCATTGATACATTGAAAATTATACCAGAGCCTCCAATAAACACCGATTGAGTTATGGGTAGCACTGTAGGATTATTAATAGTTACAGAACCTGTTATAATTGGAGTATTAGAAATAGAAACTGGAAGCGTGATTGTTTGGTCAATTTTTACTGATTGAGTAAGAGGTAAATTTGATATTGAAGCCGTTGTTACGGGATTTGTGATCGTTACAAGAGGTGTATTACTTAGTGACACTGGTAGAGTTATAGAGGAACCACCAAGAAACACTGATTGAGTGACTGGTAAATTGTTAATTGAAACAGAACCCGTGATACTTTGTGTTACCGAGGAAGAAACAACAGAAACGTTTTGAATACTTGGGAAAGTAACTAAGGCTGAGAGACTACCAGTCACAGAAACAGTATTTGAAACAGATACTGGAAGAGTTATAGAAGAACCAACAAAAACACTTTGTGTAACTGGTAAATTAGAAATACTAGCAGTTGTTACTGGATTAGTTATTGTTACAAGAGGTGTATTACTTAGGGAAACCGGCAAAGTGATTGTTTGATCAATTTTAACTGATTGTGTAACTGGGAAATTATTGACTGTTACAGAACCAGTTGTAGTTAATATTGAATTATCTAAATGAACTGTTCCAGTTATTGAAAAAACACTTCCTGAAGTTTGTGTAACATATGTAATTGAACCAGAAGGAATCATAACTGGCCAAGGAATACTCCCAGAGGAACCCTGAATTACAGTAATTGTGTCAGTTAATGGTATTCCTTGATGTGCGGCTACAATCGCATTTAAAACAATAACTTCCGCCCCAGAAAGAGCTGCTTTAAAATTAAAGAAAACATCAGTCAAGTCATTATCAATTGATTGTAGTGCAATTGTTATTGAACTACTATTAACTTCATCATATAAAGCATCTTTTGCTATTATAGTATTTGGAAAGCTTGTAAAAGGATATGTATATGTAGAAATTGGCATTTATTTTATACCCATCTTGTAATTAGTAGGTTAGTTCCGTTTGGAACAGTAACTAAATTTCCACCACCAGATTGTTTTTGTACAACAATATTTATTGTGGAACTAGCACTTATATTTAAAGTAATATGCCCAACGTTTGTAATTATACCTTGTCCAGCATTTGAATGAAATCCATAAGAAAAAGAACCTGAAACTTGATTTCCGTTTAGTAAAACCGCACATAAACTTTGTGCTTTGTTGTTATTTGTATCATCAATAGATACTCTGTAATCTATTTCATAGATACCAGCAGAGATAAAAGTAAGAGTGTTCCTTAGAGAATTAATTGAATATATATCATTGTTTGTTCGTGTAGAATCAAATGAAACATTATTATATGATGGAGAAGAAGAAACTGGCTGTGAAGAAGTTTGATATGCCTCAAAAATAAAACCAAGATTCTGTTTATGGATGTGGTCCTCTCTGGCAAACAACAAAGATGTTCCAGGGGCATTACTTGAACTTATTGTTTGTATATTTGAACCAAAAGAAGCACTAATAACAACTTTGTTTGTTATTGGAGTTGTTACTTGAAAACTATTATTAAAATCAAATATTGTTGTAGTAGGTAAAATAGAAACATCATTGTTTTGGACTTCAATATTATTTATTGAAGTTGTAATATTATTAACAACGGTTATACCCGAACCAACACCATCAACATGGACTTTAAATCTTCCATTTTTATCAAATGCACTCATAATAGATTTCCTTTATCTATTTCGTTATAAGATACATTCCAAACAAGTTGATTTGTTTGAACACTGGAAGATAATTTTAAAATAAATTGTGAGTCATTATTTGGTAATATAACTTTTGTGTCCAAAAACCATTTATCTCCAGGATCTAGAATAACTCTATCAACATATTTTTCTCCGACACTATCAGAAATTACTGTAATAAACATTGAACTAGTTGTGTCAGTGTTTATTATAGACATGTTTTTTGGCTCAATTAATCTAAATGCGGTTGTAGTTGTTGGATAGCTTACCAAAACAACACTGCTAGTATTATTGCTAAATCCAGAAGAACCAGACAAGCCAATTAATAATGGTATAAATTCATTTAAATCTTGAGTTAAAGGCATAGTATTTTAATTAAAAAGACACTAATAATTAGTGTCTTTCTTTAGTTTATATTAAACATTTAATTTATCAGCTAAAATCTGTTACTAATATAAAACTAGTTGCAACATTGTTTGAAAAAGACACTTTTATAGGCCCAGTATAATTAAATGGAACTTCATAAAAAGAATTATTGGCCAATTTCACAGAAAATAAAACATCAGAAGGTGTACCCGAACCAAACAATACATAAGCCCATCCAGCACCTTCTTTACTTATTGAAACACCTTTTCTTGCTGTATTTGAGGCTAACATTGCATAAGAGCCAGTCCAAGCTAATACTTGTGAAACAACAGTAGTAGTTGAAGTCGTTGAGGATGTTATGGAATTTACTACATTAACATACAATGGAGCAGATGAGCCAGTTCCTAAAACCTTGGTGCCATCTGTAACACTAACAAACCAGCTTTGACCAATAGAACCTGATTGTCCTTGATTGACTGTTAAGGCATTATTGGACCCGGTTGTAAATGCCCACTGATTACCAATGTTTACTGTTCCAGTAATAGATTGAACACCTGCTGCAACTGCATCAATCGAGCCTGTGATGAAAACTTCACCACTTGGACCCATTTTAATAAATGTGGCTCCATTTGAACCAGAACCCATCACTAGATAGCCAGTTGTAGTACCAGTAGTAATTGCTTGGCTTTGCGAATAAGCCATTTCTGTTCCATTGCTATCAAATAGTGTGCTAATTGGTGATTCTAAACCCATATATTACTTCTCCTGTCGTTAATTTAAGTATAATTCTATAACATATTACTCGAAAACTATAAAATAGTTCTAGATCTGCTAACTTCAAAAACACTTCTATAATAGATGTTATCTGTTACTGTACTCAAAACAGTAGAACCATCTGTCGCGTAAGCTTTCCATTCTCGTACTGAAACTGTTCTTTTTGGGCCATATGTTATTTTCTCTGATACGATTTTTGATGTCATAGATGAATCAGTAAACCAGATAGACTCGGTAGCAAATATTTTATTTGCCTCATAACCAATAGTTCTAAATGCACCAGTTGCATAACCCTCAAATGGCCCGCCATCAGCTAATAAAATTAATTTTCTAGATGTTTCTTTTAAAGATTCTGAGAAAAAATAGGTTATTGTACTTCCACTACCAAAAGCAACAACAGTTTCAGAACTACCAGAAATATTAACAATAGTAGTTCCACTAGGATTTATAACAATTCCATTATATTGAAAAGTTGTTGAAGAACCCGATGTAATAGTTAATAATGCTTGATTTAATCTATCAACAGCACTACCAACTCTTGTAGTATTTGTAAAATCAGAATAATATCCAATAGGATATGTTGGTCCTGAACCAAACTGGGGTGGACCAAGAGCAACTGGCCTAGAATTATAACCATCGTGATTATGTCCAAGGGAAGTATTATGTAATCTAAATTCTATAGTATAAGGAACTAAAGAACCAGAAACCCCAATCCAGTCTTCGATTTCAACTACGGCATCATTTATGTCGCTATGTTGTTGATGATGTAATACAAGCGGATCATCCAAGTGATCACTTGGACTTGGGTTATTAAATGTATCTAATCCGCTCGGATATATTATTGGCACGAACCACCTTGTTTAACATGTCAGTAATTAATTAATTGTTTATCAGCCTTTTAATAATTGTTTTGCTGAAGAGTGAGATTCTATAATGGAATCCCTGGTTACTAAAATTTTTCCAACAAATGGAATTTCTATCTCACATAAGTCAATTATCTTTTCAGGATGATTTGCTATGTTGCCAAGATCAATAGAATTTGTATTATCAACAATAAAGGCTCTTTTTTCTTTTTTATAAAAAACATTTTTTGATATATTTTCTAAAATAGTGCCACTTTCTTTAACAAGCGGCGTCACACTACCAAATCCCCCTGTTTGTATTTCCCTATAAAAAGGCTTGCCTATTTTTAGTTCAACTTGTTTGGGGCCATTATTGTTATTTGAAACAAACCCTGGCGGCATAAATCCATTTTGATTACCATTTGAATTTTGCATTTTACCAGCAAGCCTACTCATTAATTCATTTTCAAGATTTATTTCTCCATTTGAAGGTGAACTATGTCTTTGTGTTATAACTGGTTGAGGCTGTTCGTGAGGCATAGGAACCCCGTTCATTTTATTTGAATAATATTTTTTTTGCCAATCTTCCATATTTTATGTTCCTTTAAATTTTATTTTATTTTAGTTAGTAAATCTTTATAATATGCGGTTGCAGGTGGTATATTTTTACCACCAATAAAAGAGTTATAAACATCGCTACCAACCCAATTTTTAACTTTATTTATACCAAGTTGTTTTATTTGAGTAATAATAGATTGCTCAATTTGATTTTTCATATTAGGTGAAGCTTGTTGTAATTGTTCATAATAGTCTTTAAGCAATCTCATCTCATCAATATTAGGTTTTACAACAGTATCTTCAAGTGGTTTCGGAACATCTTTATTTCTTTGCTGTTCTTTTCCTTGCACAGCAATTGGTTTACTTAAAATTCCTGCTGCTCGTTTTTTGTCTGTTTCTATATTCTCTTGCCTAGCAGCATCAGTCTGATCTATAATAGTTTTTATCATTGGCTGAGGTATATTTGCTGCTTCAAGTTCTTTTTTCAAATTGTCCAGAGCCTCTTTATATCTATTTGGGTATGTTTGATTCGGATCAGCAATCTTTAATGCTTGTTTGTGTAATTGGTCTAAATAGGCCGTATCTTTTATAAATTGACCAACTGGGAGAAATCCAGGAATTATAGCCTGTACATTTTGAGGAGCCTCGTCTAAGTCTTCTTCTGATAACAGTTCTTCTACTAATAAATCAATCATTTCTTTTAAAAATTTCATTTTATTTATCTTGTTTTCTTTGAATTTAACATCTTTACCATCTCCATTGTCGGGTACATGCGTTGTTGGTCTAACTATTACTCCTTTTGTTCCTACGGGATTTTTTGCATTTATATCTCCGTTTTTATAATCTTCTAATTCTTGAAAAAAATCTTTTGGTTTTACTAAAGCATTTTTAGAAGAACTCCAAGTTGTAGAGCCTAGACTACCAACGCCAGATGGTCCTGCACTCTCTGGTATAGTATTTTCGGCTTGAATATCTTTTGGTACAAATTGTTTTTTAGCAAGTATTGAATTTGTTTTATATATAGCGGTTCCCATTTTAGAAGGGGTCGTTGACTTCCAAGTATCTACACCGTCTATTGGTTGTCCATCTATAGTAGGACCAAGACGATCATTAATTTCATCTTCGTTTGGGTCACGAGGAACCATTACTTGTTTATTTTGCAAAGAATTCATTTCGGGAAATCCAGGCAAATCTCGGTAAAAACCATCCGAAGGAGAACGTTCCGAAATTGTTTCTTCATCTGAGGGTTTTGCTAGTTGTTTTTTCCCTCCCAAGCCATAATTGCCATTTTTGCCATGGGCACTTCCTTGAAAACTAGCAGCACCGCTGAAATTTCCAATATCATTTTGACCTTCTGATTTTAAATGTTTTTGTTTCTTTTTCATAGAAATAAGTATTTCCACCAGATAGTTTATTATGTTTTACTCTCATTGTACTATGTTGATATGAATAAATATTACTATTTTCACGATTGCGAAACATCTGGGCTAACAACATCGCACGCAGTTTTAAAATATTATGGATGTTTATTAGATAAAAATCTAAATATAATAAAAGAAACACCAGAATTCAATATAAAACCAAACTCGGGGAGTATTTTAATAGATGTAAATGCTTTACAATATAATAAAATAGATATTGTAAAACATTGTCAAAACAAAAATACAATTACTTATGATTGGTTTTTGGATAAAATGAAAAAATTTTTTGAAAGCTATTTTTTAATAGAAGATAGTGATACAGCAGGTATTTATTTAAATTCAAAAAACACAGAGATTATTATAGGTGGACACAATGTTGCATTTGATAATATGTTTGTTTTAGATGATATAAGAAAACAATTGGATCCATTTATTGTTTTAAAAAGTAAAGCTCCTGTGGATACAGCAACAATAGCACAATATTATAAAATAATAGGGAAACTACCAGAAGATTTTGAAATTTCACTTGAAAATCTCTCAAAATTATTTAAAATAGATACTAAAGGCATTCACTCAGCAAAAAAAGATGTTTATCTTACAATAGAAATATTAAAGAATTTTAAAAGTTTAGCTTAAAGTGATAAAACACAATAGTTATCATTAATACGCATGAAATATAACTTTAATATCAATCCCAAGATTAAATTAGCAAATCCAGAATTAGCGTTACCAAACATCATACAAGTCAGAGGAGAAATTTCAGAGGAAACAGCATTTGCTTTTTCTGAGGCGATTATCGCTGCTCAAAACAACGAACAAGAGATAATTCCTATAGTAATTGATTCTTTTGGAGGAGATGTTTATGCAATGTTTTCTATGATTGATATATTAAAAACATGCAAAGTGCCCATAGCAACTATTGTTTGTGGTAAAGTAATGAGTGCAGGAAGCGTTTTATTTTCTTGTGGAACAGAAGGCTATAGATATATTTCTCCTAATTCAACTGTTATGATACATCATGCTACACAAGAATCAGATTCGGTTGGAAACCCACATGAAGCTCGTACAGCAGCAGACCAACTAGAAAAGATAAACGAAAAATCTCTAGAAATGCTAGCAGAAAATTGCGGGAAACCAAAAAAATATTTTAAACAGCTTTTAATTAAAAACAATCATTGTGACTTATATTTTACTGCTGAAGAAGCACTAAAACACAATATAGCTAATTTTATTAAAATACCAGAATTTAACGTTACTGTAGATATGAAATATAAATTTGAGTAAATTTAAAGGGGTTTAATTAATTAAATGTTAGGCTACACTATAACAAGTTCTTGTCCAAAGTGTGGAGCGCCTATTTTTATTCCAGAAATTCACATAGGTCTTGGCTTGCCACCTCCTATGTTTACTTGTGAGTGTAGAAAAAAACAAGAACATAGTGAAATTCTTTTATTAGAAATAAAACAATTAATTTCCGAACTCTTGAAAACAAATAATACAAAATGAAAAAACCAATACAAAAAGAAATGTTAATTAAGGTTTTAAATCTTTACCAAAACAAGTTATCTGAAAAGTTCTTATATAGGCCACTTAGTCCTTCTGTCCAATATGAGGTTGAGGCGTTCCTAAATTACACTCAGCGTAGTTATCAACAAACTGAGACAAGAGAAGAATGGCATGTGCCCGTAGTTGTAACTTTTGAAAATAATTCAATAAGTTTAAAACCAGTTTTAGGTAACTACGAACTTTATTGACAAATAAAATTTTGGTTGACATAAAATACACAAGATGTTAGAATGTCTCGCATATTCTGGATTCTAAATCAGAATATGGTTTTAGTGTTGAAATAAAACATTTCAGACAAGATTTTATATTAACATCAATACACAACAAACAATTAGGAGAAAAAAATATATATGAATGATAATAATAAGAGCCCCAAAGCTCCACGGAGGTACGTGGGTTTGCATTCTCACAGTACCTTTCTCGTTAGGTGATGCGATTGGTCTTCCTCAAGATCATATCGATTTCGCCATTTCAAATGAAATGGACGCACTAGCATTAACAGATCATGGTAACATGAATGGGTTTTCGCATCAGTATATGCACAACAAGAAACTTCAATCAAAAGGAGTTAATTTCAAAGCAATTCCTGGTGTTGAAGCGTATTTCATACCTTCGTTAAGGGAATGGAATCTTTTAAAGGAACAAAAAGCAGGGTTAAGCAAACAACTAAAAACTAATTCCAAAATTAAATTAGAATCCTTTGATTCAATAGGAGATTCGTTACTTGATACTAAAAATGACCTAGAAGAAATATCGCCCTCAGTATCTAAAGAAGACGAAGAGTCTAACAATGGAACCATTGTAGAAAACGAAGAAGAATCAAAAACAATTAAACACAAAGATCCTTTAAGACAACGAAGTCATCTTGTGTTGTTACCTAAAAATAGTAATGGATTAAAATCTCTTTTTAAAATTGTGTCAACATCGTATGTTGATGGAATGTTTTATTTTCCAAGAATAGATTTTGACATTCTTAAAAAAGAATGCAAGGGAGACATAATAGCATTAAGTTCTTGCGTCGCTGGTTTTGACAGTAAAATCATATTTGATAATCAAATAGAACAAGATTGGAACAACTACAAACCCAATGATGATAACTTTGAATTAATCCAAAGGAAACTCAAAGATTCTATTGAAGAATTCAAAGACGCACTAGGAGAAGAAAACTATTACCTGGAACTTCAGTTTAATAAGCTTGGAGCACAACATCTCAAGAATTATCACATTATTGAAGCAGCAAAAAGAACAAATACAAAACTTGTTGTAACATGTGATGCTCACTATTCAAATCCTTCTCACTGGAGAGAGCGTGAATTGTATAAGGCCATGGCATGGATGTCTAAAAACAAGGGCCAAGTAGATGCTTCTATGCTTCCGCAAAAAATAGAAGATCTCAAGTGTGAACTTTATCCAAAAAATGCACAACAAGTTTGGAAAACATATCTTGAAGAAAAAGAGAAATATTCATTTTATGATGATGATTTAATTTGTGATGCTATTGAACGTACACATGAAATTGCTCATGAACAAATAGGAAATGTTGATATTGATCGTTCTGTAAAACTTCCAAGACTAAACAAATTAGTTACCGAAACTGAATACGATCTTTTATTAAAAGAATACGGAAGTGAAACTGCCGAGGAAGACCTGGCTTTTAAAGAATTAATAAAACTTGCAAAATATGGTTTAATTAATAGAAAAAAACATAAAGAACAAAACTATATTGATAGGCTTAAATTAGAATTAGATGTTATTAAACATTTAAAGTTATCAAAATATTTTTTAACCTATGCTAAAATCATGGAACTAACAAGCAAAGAAATGCTTTTAGGAAACGCTCGTGGCAGCGCAGGAGGCAGCTTGCTGTCTTATTTGCTTGGTATCACTCAAATGGATCCAATTAGATTTGGATTGCTCTTTGAAAGATTTTTAAGCAAAAAGAAGGCATCGAATGCTGATATTGACTCAGATTTCGCCGACCGAGAAAGAGCCCTAGAAATTATAAGAGAATATTTTGGAGAAGAAAACGTTGTTGCGGTTTCAAATTTTGCTCAATTGCAAGTAGCTTCTTTGATTAAAGATTTATCTCGTGTATACAATGTTCCTTTTGATATTGTAAATCAATATACAAGCAGAATGAGAAACGAAGCACTTGAAGTTGCAAAACAAGAACCAGGATTTGACGCAGCAGTTTGGCAGTTTACTTTAGAGGTTGCTGAAAAAGACTCGGTATCATATAGAGAATTCATGGAATTCATGAAAGATTACCCAGAATTCCAAGAAGCTTTATTTGTTCTTTTTAAACAAATGAAGGCGATCTCGCGACATGCGGGCGGGGTTGTCATTACAGACCAAGTGTTTGAAAACATGCCTGTTATTAAAAGCGGTAAACACCTACAGTCTGCTTGGCCAGAAGGTTTAAATTATCGTCACTTGGAATATTTTGGATTTCTCAAGTTTGACGTTCTTGGTCTAGGTACTTTGCGTATATTTGAAAATACTATAAAAAAGATCATTAGAAAAGAAACTGGTAAAAAGACAGTAACATTTGAACAAATAAAAACATGGTTTTATGACAAATTACATCCTGACAATAACGCTCTGGATGATATGAAAGTATATGAAAATGTTTACTGGAATAAGAATTACGCAGGAGTATTCCAATTCGTTCAAGAAAACGTACAAGAATTCATGGCTAAGATGAAACCAACCAATATTATTGATATTGCTATTGCTACATCTTTATTTCGCCCAGGTCCACTAGGAATTGGAGCAGATAAACTTTATCTAAAGAATAGAGCTAATAGTGAAAGTATTATTTATAAACACCCACTATTAAAAAACGTATATAAAGAAACCTCTGGTCTAATGGTATTTCAGGAGCAGTTGCAGATGATTTATAGTCAATTGGCAGGCGTGCCTCTTGATGAAACCGATTCTGTTAGAAAAGCTTTCACCAAAAAGGATATTGCAAACAAAGAGAAAACTATTAAAGACATACAATTGCTTCGTGATGATTTTATTGATAAATGTAAGACTGTTAATAATATAGATTCTTCAATATCTGGTGATATTTTTGATGGAATGGAAAAGTTTGTTGCATATTCGTTCAATAAGTCACACGCTGTAGCTTATGCCATTACATCTTATCAGTGTGCGTGGTTTTTAACTTATTATCCTGATGAGTGGACCACTTCTTATATTGACTATTGTATTAATGACAAAGGAAAAGCGGCAGGCAAAGAAGATCCAAAAAGCATTGCCCTAAAAGAAGCCACCAGGCTTGGATATAAATTAGGAAAACCAGATATAAATTATTCAACACATGAATATATTTGTAAAGATAATGTCATGATTCCATCTATTACTTCACTTAAAAATGTAGGAAAGACTGTTTTATATGAATTAGACGACAATAGACCTTATAAAACTATTGAAGATCTTTTGTGGAAACAAGAAGGTGGAGAAGAAGTCTGGAAACACTCCAAGTTTAATAAACGTGCATTGTCTGCGCTAATACAAATGGAAGCTTTTGATTCGATGGATATTGTCGGACCTGATAAGGTATTCAAAAACTACAAACAAATGCATTCAGTATTATTTGATAAGTCAGATGAACTTAAAAAAGCCATAAGTAGAAAAAAGAACAGAAACCATAAAGAACTCTTACAACAGTATATTACAGAAGTACAGGGAATGGAGGACTGGACAAGACAAGAAAGGCTTAAAATAAAGAAAGAAATAGCTGGCATGGACGACATGTCTCTTATTGTTACGCCCGAGATGAGAGAATTTATATTTAAAAACGATATAGATCCAATTGAAAATTGGAATTCAAAAGATAGTATTTATTGGGCTATTGTGGTATCAACAACTGTAGCTGTGACAAAAACAGAGAAAAAATATCTAAAAATAAGATTAAAAAGTGAAAATGGTTCAGAGATTTTTTGTAATATTTGGAACTATAAAGCTAGCGAAAACAATCTAAATGCAAATGATTTAGTTGTTGGTTCTTTTGATAAAAACAACTATGGGTTATCAACGTTTTTATCAAAAATATACAAATTGAATCAATAATATTTTTTTTGGTATTATTATTATTATATGAATATTTAATGATTGTAAACAATTATGGAGAAAATTTTATCATGAGAATCACCAAACAACAATTAAGACGTATTATTAAAGAAGAAATCCAAAACAAAGAACTTGATGAGGGTTTTTTTGATAGAGTCAAAGCAAGCGCAGCTGGAGTTAAAGGCAATATGGCCGCTAAAGCCTCAGAATTAGCTGGAAAAGCTGTTAGTGCCCTTGGTTCAGAAACAGCAGCATCAGAAATGCAAAAAAATGCTGCCGGAAAAAGAACAGCCGCATCAGAAAAAACAAAATCTACTTTGTTAAAATCTCATGCAAGTAATACCCAAAATGCAGCTGCATCATTTGAAAAAACACTAAATAATCTTAAATACGATATTGCAAAACTTGGTATTAAAAACCCTCAAATTGACAGAGTAATAAATGACTTACAAGCTGATGTGCAAAACAGTATGAACTCTCTAGCCGATTTCTTAAATTCAGGCGGAGAATTCTGATAACATATTATAATTGTGTTATTTAAAAAATCGGTTGACAGTGATTTGAATTATGATATAGTTGTTGTATGAAAAGCTCATACATACCAAAACTATTAACAAGAAATGAATTTCGTCAAAAGGTTTTTGAACGAGATAATTTCGTTTGTGTATTTTGTAAAAATAAAGCACTAGACGCACATCATATAATTGAGCGAAAGCTTTGGTCTGACGGTGGCTATTATATTGATAATGGTGCCTCGGTGTGTGAGGAACATCATTTGGCTTGTGAGAGAACAGATATATCTGTAGAACAAGTAAGAGAAGCATGTAAAATCACACATATAGTAATTCCTCTTCATTTTTATAATGATCACAAATATGACAAGTGGGGAAATTTAATATTAGAAAATGGTACTCGACTTAAAGGAGAATTGTTTTTTGATGAGAGTGTTCAAAAGATTATTTCAAATCACCTATCTTTGTTTTGTGAATATGTGAAATATCAAAGAACTAATCATGTTCCTTGGTCGGAAGGCATTCATAATGATGATAGAGTTATTGATTCTATGAATTCATTTACAAACAAACGTGTTATTGTGACACAGAAATTTGATGGAGAAAATACCTCTTTGTACAAAAACTACACACATGCTCGTTCTATTGATTCAAACAATCATCCTTCGAGAAATTGGGTTAAAAACTTTCATTCATCGATATCTCAAGACATTCCCGAGAAATGGCGAATTTGTGGAGAGAATATGTATGTGAAACATTCAATAGGATATGAAAACCTAAAATCATATTTTCTTGGATTTAGTATTTGGAATGAAAAAAATATTTGTTTGCCATGGGATGAAACAATAGAGTATTTTCAGTTATTAGGAATAACTCCTGTCGATGTGATTTATGACGGAATATATGATGAAAACTTAATAAGACAATTATATAATTCTAAAAAAGATTGGGATTCTTGTGAAGGATATGTAATTCGTACTTTTGAGGAATTCAGTTACGGAGAATTCAAACATAAAGTTGCAAAATTCGTGAGAAAAGGTCATGTGTTAACAACAACACACTGGATGCATGGCCAACCACTAGTTAAAAATATAATGAAATAAAGATTAGAACCTTTCTGCTCTAATGTCATCTTCACGATCACGAAGTATTCCTAAATCATAACCTATATTTTTTATGGCTTCTTCTGTTGTTTTTGCATCACCAATTTTTTCTGCAATGTCTTTGTCCCCAAATGCTTCAATAACATAATCCCAGCCACCATGTTCGTAGTTTTTCATCGCATGTGCTTTTACCGCTGCAACCATTTCTTCCATAGAAGGAACCGAACTATTTATTTCGATTTCTTCTTTTATAATTTTTCTTAATTGTTGTATTGTAATTTTCATGTTTGGTTCTCCAAATAAAATCAAATATAAATAGTTTCTTTAAAAATAAAAAAATAAAAATTATAACCAACAAGATTAATGTTTGGCTGTTCTGTGGTAAAGTTCTAATTGAACAAAATAAAATCTATGTCTAAAAAAAATAAACGTTTAAAAAAAATTTCAAACAAAAACCACAAAACAACGCTTATGCAATTTAAGCCATTTGAAGTTGATACCAAGATGGTTCCTGTTGTTGAGTGGTTAAATTCTTATGTTGGAATTACAACAGAATATTGTTGTGAAAATGATGAAGGAGATTTTTATGTATTGTTTAAATGCGACAGCATGTTATCTTTATCCGACATTTCGAGACACGTAGAAGAAATAACGGTTATCTCACCAAATAATTCAGTCCCATATGTAAGATTTTTAATCAGACAAAAAATAAAACAAAGAGATGAGTTTGTTGAATTTATTGTGAAAAATTTTTCAAATGTTAATTCCAATATAGAACAATGTGTTGTGAAAAAATGATTATATTTAAAAAAATACAAAATTTATCTTTATCGGATATTTCAAAACTATCTGAAAAGATAACATTATATGCTTTATTTTTAAATGCGGCACTGCACGCAGTATCATATCCCTTCTCGGCAGTAATGCTTGTTTCAGTGATTATATTCATTTTAGCAGATACTTTGTTGCTAATAAGAATTTTAATAAAGAAAGAAAAAATGTTATGAGTTATATAAAAAAAACTATATATTGGTCAAAGACACCTGGAAATATAGTGAATAAATTTAGTGGTAAAGCTTCTGCTTTTAAATCTAAGGACATTGATTTTACTACCGATGAATGGAATCAAACTTTTGCTGTACTTGTTTTAAATGAAATAAAATTTGATCATGCAGAAAAAACAGCCTATGTTTATATTAATAAAGGCAAAGCATTTTCAAGGGCTAAAGTATTATTACAAACAATAAACACAATAGATTGTCTTGGGCGCGATGGTAAAATTAAATACTCTACAAGCGAACTTGTAGAAGACACTGAAGAAGAAAATGTGGTTTTTGTTTCTTTAGATGATGAAGAATATATTAAGTTTGTAGTTTTGGATTAATAAAAATGTAAGGAAACAATCATGGAAAATAAATTAAAAATTGATAGAGTAGAAACCGGACCAATACAATTTGAAGATGACTGGCCTGGTGTGTTTATCCGTGGCGATAATGCGGCACACTTTAGTATTCATCTAAAACATATATTGGAAGAATATAAAAAAACAAATCAATATAACATGATGGATATTACGAGAGTTGAAGACCTTATAAACGTTTTAGGTTCTTGTTTGTTTAATAAATTGAATGGTAAAGAAAGCACAACAGAGACAAGAGTTGTTAAAAGAAACAAGTAAGTTTTGCTTTACTTTGCGAATCAGTGTGTTATAATTATTTCTTAGAAAAGAGGACAATTTTGATGAAAAAGATATTATTTGTTTTTATAATTTTACTTAGTTTTTGTTTCCAAAGTAAAAGTTTTTCACAAGCAATTAATGTTGCTACATTTAATATACAAAACCTTGGTATGACAAAAATTAATAGACCTCAAGACGTTAATGTTATTGTTTCTATTATACGGTCATATGATATTGTTGCCATACAAGAAATTTCTGACAGTAGTAATAGAGTGGCTGGTATGCTGTTACAACAAATAAACAGAAGAAGTGGACCTCAATATGCTATGTCTTTAAGTCCAAGGACTGGACAACAACAAAGTGATTTAAGAAAAGCAGAACAATATGCTTTTTATTATCGTACTAATTTGGTTGAAATTTTAGAAAATCATTTATTTAATGATGAAAGACTTAATAATTTTGCTAGAGAACCATGGATTGCAAGATTTAGAACGTTAAATTCTCAACAAACCTTTGTAGTTATTACAATACATACTGTACCAATAAACACAATTAGCGAAATAAATGGTTTGCACTATGTGGTAGAAGAAACGAGAAACTTATGGCCGCAAGAAAATAATTATATTATACTTGGCGACATGAACGCAGCATGTCAATATGCCACAAGTCAAGAAGTCAACAACACATTATTGCATAGTTCACAATATGTTTGGATTGTTCCAGATAGTGCAGATACAAATGTGGCAAGCACAAATTGTGCCTATGATAGAATTATTATAACTGAGAATATGAGAACAAGATATTCTAATAATTGGGGAATAATAAGAACAATAACAAGGACAACTTCCGATCATTATCCAGTGTGGTTTCGGTTGCAATTTTAAGAAAAAATATGAAATTTAAAATAAAAAAACCTTTTCAAATAAAAAAACCATCGTCCGCTACCTTGGAGCGTTGGGATGAATGGAGAAAAGAAGCAAAAAAACAACATCCAGTAAAATATTTCTTTTCCGAGGAATTAACTATATGGTTCCGAATAAAAATTCGTAGAATAGAAAATTATTATTGGAAAATAAAATATAGATTTATACCAAAACATAAATATCATATTGTTGACACAGGATTAAAACCAGAATATTATGATGTTGACACACGAATGCTTCATGTTTGTTTTTCGTTATTGTGTTGTTATGTAGAAAAACAACTACCAAGTTGTATATCAAAATTTAGATTCAAAAATAAATTGGAATACAGTGATTTTATAGAAGGTTTAGATTATATGATTCTTTTAAATGAAAAAGAAGGTTTAAATGCACATGTTGAAACTTATAAAGAAATAAAAAGTTTATATATTTGGTGGAAAAAAGATTATTTGGTTAATTTTGATATGCTAGAATATCATGAAATTGATTCATATAATGAAATTGCCACAGAAAATATTGTTAGATTAGTAAAAATTAGAGGTTTTTTGTGGGTTTAAATTTTAATAAAAATAATTTATGGATCAAAAAAAATTAAAATCATATATTGGAAAGACTTATAAAGAAGTAGAAAAAGAGATTCTTGAAGATACAGATTATTATCCTTCTATTATATTTTTAGATGAAAATCCTCTTCGTGTTATAACAGATATAAGAATAAATAGAATTATTTTAGAAGTAAAAGAAAACGTAATCACAAAAGTAACAAAAGGATAAAATGATAAAAACAAATAATGGAGATATGTTAAAAAATATAAAAAGCGGCATTATATGTCACGGCACAAACGCACAAGGTGTGATGGGTAGTGGGATAGCTGTACAAATCAAAAGAACGTATCCAGAGGCGTTCAGAGTGTATCTTGAACAGTACAAGCTTAAGGGCTCTTTGGAGCCCGGAAGCATATCTGTAGCCTCAGTAAACCCAGATCCAGACCAACCTCCTCTTTACATAATAAACGCTGTCACGCAAAAATATTTTGGTAGAGATGGGAATCTTTATGTTGATTATAATGCCATTAAACTTTGTTTTCAAAAAATAAATGATTTTGCCATTAAAAATAAAATATTAGATGTTAATTTTCCTATGATTGGTGCTGGACTTGGTGGTGGTGACTGGAATTTAATATCTAAAATAATTGATGATAATCTTGATGACTCCATTAACAAAAATTTATGGGTTTTATAAGTTGAAGATTTTTCTTGATTTATATTACAAAGATGATATTCTTATTAAGAAAGAGGAATAATTGTATGAATGAAGAAATTACAAATGAGTCAAAATTTAAAAGAACATTACATGTTTATTCGCAAGGCTTTTGTCATGACCCTGCTGGAATTTTAGGAACAAAAGAATCACTTCTAAGTTTAAGAAATGCAATTGATAAAGCCATAGAAACAGAAGGTGTTTCTTCTTGTTTGCAGTTCACCAAGGACGGCGAAGGATACTCGTTTTTAGTTTCTTGTAGAGAATTAAATGAAAATGATGGATTGCCTTATTCGCTAGATTGTTGTATGAAACCTATTGAAACAGGAGTACCAATTACTTTTGCTACTAAGGAAGAATATAAAAAACATGTGAGAGAACCTGAACTTTAAGAATAAATTATGTTATTTGAATCTCACATAAAATGGCAACTACCAACACCAGATTTATATCCGCAAGCAATGTTTGGTTCTATAAGAACATATGACATTCATACTGGTATTGATATTTTTATTCCAAATAATTCAAAGGTTTTTCCAATTAAAAATGGTTCTGTTATTAACATAGAATGGTTTACGGGAACAAAAAGTTCACCACCAACTCCATGGTGGAATGACACTAAAGCAATTTGGGTTCAAACCGAAGGAGAAAAAGAAGTTTTTGTTTATGGCGAAATTGAAGTTAATGAAACAATTAAAATTGGAACAAAAGTTTCAACGAACGATTATATAGGAACTATCGTTCAGGTTTTAAAAATGAATAAAGGTATAAATCCAACGACAATGCTTCACTTGGAATTATACTCAGATATTCCAAACGAAACAGTTATTTGGAACCACGATAAAACAAAACCACAATTTTTGTTAGACCCAACTGATATTGTGAAAGGAATAATAAATGATAAAGTGGTGTGAAGAATATGTTGATCTTGTTGAAAAAGAGGCAAAAAACAAAGGGTTTATAGTAGAAACTTCATGGAGTAGTATTCACGCCGGTAATCCAGAGTATGACTGGATGACAAAAGAAGATATATTACAAGAACCAACTTCTTGTCCTGAACTGTTCTTTTTCTGGGAAAACGAAGTTTTGGAACTAAAAGACTTAGGGATACAAATTCGTTTGATATTATCTGAAGGCACAGATGGTTCAAAACACGGATTTTATATTCTGGGTTCACAAATCGGCATGTTTACTTATAACATAGAACCAAAAGATTTTCAAGGAAATTGGTTGGTAAAATTCCTATATGATATAGAGTATTATAAGAACTTATGTAATAAGCTAGTTGAATAAAGAAAGAAAAAGAAAATGTTTGAATTTTGTTGTGTATTTTGTAATGAAAAATTATTAGAACCTGGAGCAATAATTATTTCTCCTCCTTTAAAAGAGGAGTATGACTCAAGTTTTCGTAGGCATACACCAAACAATGCATCAAATACACATAAATTTCATGTTTGTATAAAGTGTTTTGAAGACAAAATAGAGAACAACTTTGTATAAAGGTTTTACCGAAGAAGAAATAAATAGATTTTCCGAGGGTCGGGAGAGACTGTATTTGTCAGCTAAAAACTCATATTTTAGGTTAAGTACCGAAAGATACCAGTGGATTAATGATGAAGACATAATAAAATTAGCAAAATCTTATAATTTAGAAGATGAATTAGAATATATAGCAAATTGTGTTTGGGGAGATTTATAATGAATAAAAAACTAAAAGTAATAAACATGTGGGCAGGACCAGGCACAGGAAAAAGCACAACTAGTTCAGGGTTATTCAATATAATGAAATTACAACAATACAGTGTTGAGCTTATTACGGAATATGCAAAACAATTAGTTTGGGAAAGACAACATCCTACAACATTTAGTAATCAATTATTATTGCTGGCCAAACAAGAACAAAAACAAAAAATTTTAGTAGAGCAAGTTGATTATTGTATTACCGATAGTCCTATTTTAATGTGTTTGTCTTATATGCCACAAGATTATTACTCTTCGTTTCCTCTTTTAACAAAAGAAATTTTTGATAGCTATGAAAATTATAATTTTTTCTTAAAAAGAGTCAAAGCATATGATCCTCGTGGAAGAAATCAAACTTACGAAGAAGCACTTGAAAAAGATCAGGAAATAAAAAACCTTCTTATTAACCATAATGTTAGTTATGATGAAATAGAAGCAGACGAATACGCACATATAAGAATACTGGATATGATTAAAAATAAAGAATTTAACCTAGAGGAAAACAAATGAGTAGAAGAAATACAGAGTGCAAAGTTTGCAAAAACATGTTTCATGCATGTGGTTCTTGTGGGTTAGTTGGTTGGGAAAACGAAATTTGTACAAACGAATGTTATGAAACATTTAGACAAGAAAAAAGAGAAGATTTTAAAGAAAAATTTTCTAATTTATTAAAAGATAAACAAACATGTAAAGACTTATTAGATATAATAGAAAATCCAAAAGATTATGATCAATATATTATAAGAATATTTTCTGAAATGTTGGAAGAAGCAATTAAATAATGATTGAAAAAAATAATTTAAAATATGGAGACCTGTTGGTTATTTCAAAAACTCTATGCAAGTCATTTTACGAAACCAATAAAAGGCAATTCGGTTCTAGTGTTAAAACGCGCGAAGATGAAAAAAATGTAATTTTCTCTATATTGAAATTTTCAATTGATAAAAAATATACCGAATATGACTCCCAAGAATTACAACAAGCAGTTAGTGTTAGTGTAGATGAAGCAGCAGTAATAAAAAAATATTCAACAATACCACCTAGAATAAAATGAAAAATTAAAAGAATTACTTTAAATTTAATTGGAAACATTATGACCAATGTAGAAGATATAAAAGAAGATGAAATTGAAAAATTTGTAAACAATTATGTCTTTGTTCACAAAAAGGAGTCAGAAGATGAAAAATTACATTTTTTGAATTTAAATTTCGTTTCTGCCTTTAGACAATTAGAAATAGGTTCAATATTTCTAATTGAAAAAGCACATCCAAATGCACCATTAAACCCCAAGACCCCAAAAACATCTTGTATTTTAAAAGAAACAAAGGAATCTCAAACAATTCCAATTACGTTTGATTTATTATTCTACAACATAGAAGACAATGAAGAAATAAAAATAAAAGTAGACGCTTTTTATGACTCAAGTTTTTGGAGAGTTTGGAAATTGAAATGAAAACAAACAGATGAAAACCGCTATTAATTTTAAAAGATATATTAAAAACGATCCCAGTCAAATTAGGGAGATTGGATTCCATGTTAATGGAACCAAATATTGGTTTTTGAATGGAAAACTTCATAGGGAAGATGGTCCGGCAATTGAAAGAAGTGATGGAACAAAACATTGGTTTTTAAATGGAAAACATCACAGAGAAGATGGTCCGGCATGTGAATATAGTGATGGAACAAAATCTTGGTATTTGAATGGAAATCTTCACAGAGAAGATGGTCCGGCATGTGAATATAGTAATGGAACAAAACAGTGGTTTTTGAATGGAAATAGATTTCTTTCTGAAAAAGAACACCGGGAAGCCTTGAAAGAGTATAAAAGATGAAAACCCACATATTATTTAAAAGATATATTAAGAACGATCCCCTTCAACGTAAGGAGATTGAATTTTATTCCGATGGAACCAAATATTGGTATTTGAATGGAAATCTTCACAGAGAAGATGGTCCGGCACATATTGGAAGTGATGGATCAAAACAGTGGTTTTTGAATGGAAATTATCACAGAGTTGATGGTCCGGCAATTGAATGGAATGATGGATTAAAAGAGTGGTGTTTGAATGGAAAACTTCACAGAGAAGATGGTCCGGCTTGTGAATGGAATGACGGATCAAAACAGTGGTTTTTGGAAGGAGTCAAGTATAACTCAGAGAAAACTTGCTTGAAAGCCCTGAAAGAATTAAATCAAAGATACAAGAACATCAAATGACACTTGAAACATTATGACCAATAGAAGATATAAAAGAAGATGAAATTGAAAAATTTATTATTATATATCGTGTTGTTTTTCACGATCACGACTACGACTAATTCTCCATTTTGCTCCCAACCATTTTTCAACCTCAAATATACCCTCTGCTATTGAAATATCATCAGAAAGTACTCCATTAATAATATCAGCGTCTGAGAATTCATCAAGTATATTCCAAGGAATACCAGAACCTTTTGCATATTTTCTTACTGCTAACATTATATCTTCCTTGGAAGGAAAAGAATTATATTTTTCAATTTCTTCTTTTATAATTTTTCTTAATTGTTGTGTTGTAATTTTCATATTTTATTTTTCCAAGTGAAAGGCAAATATTTATATTTGCCTAAAAATAAAAAAATTATTATTGTGTCATTTTTTTCACATAAAAGAAATATCTTGCACTCAACGTTTCATGTGCTATCCTATGATGAATCAAGGAGAACAATGCAAACACTATATAAACAAACTGCAACAGGTTCAATACAAACCTGGCAACAAGAAATATCACCAGACAGAAAGTCCTACAGAACAATCTCGGGTAAATTAAATGGAAAAATGGTTGTTGCTGAATGGACCACTTGTACACGCAAAAATTTAGGCAAAGCAAATGAAACTTCTGAGGAAGTACAGTGTATACTCGAAGTTGCTACAAACTATAAAAAGAAACTTGCTCAAGGAAATTATAAAGAAACTTTAGATGATAATATTTCCGAAGACAATTATTTTAGACCAATGTTGGCAAAAAAGTATCTTATAGATTGCGTCGTCACACAATCAGATTATTATTCAAATATTGTTTTCAGTCAGCCAAAAATAGACGGCTTAAGATGTATTGTTAATAAAGAAGGAATGTGGAGCAGGGAAGGTAAGCCAATTATCTCGGCACCACATATTTCAGAAACACTTCAACCATTGTTTGACATAAACCCAGAATTTGTTTTTGATGGAGAACTATATTCGGATAAATTATCTGATAATTTTAATGAAATAATTTCAATTGCAAAAAAATCAAAACCAACACCAGTAGATTTTGATAAATCCAAGAAATATTTGCAATATTGGGTTTATGATTTTCCAACAATAGTTGGTTCTTTTGAAAAAAGATTTGAATCTTTAGAAAATCTTATTAAAGAAAATTTGTATAAAACAAATAATTTAGCACAAAAATATATAAAAATTGTCGAAACTACCAAAGTGCAAAACAAAGAGAGTCTAGATGAACTTTTTAGAGACTATGTAGAACAGGGATATGAAGGTCAAATGATCCGGTTCTCTAGTGTAAATTATGAAAACAAACGCTCTAAACAACTTCTTAAAAGAAAAGATTTTGTTGATGACGAGTTTATTATAACAGATATTACAGAAGGAGTTGGAAACCGTTCTGGTATGGCTGGTAGAGTTTTTTGTAAAGATTCTCGTGGAAAAATTTTCAAAGCAAACATGAGAGGGAACAGAGACTCTTACAGAGAACTTCTTTTAAATAAAACAGAGTATATAGGAACTTTAGTTACGATACGATATCAAGAATTAACACCAGAAGAAAAAGTCCCTCGTTTTGGTGTAGCTATCAAATTCTGGAAAACAAAAGAAAGAGAATTTTGAAATGACACAATTAGAAATTATTGATTATGAAAAAAGAATTTTTGATTTATTGGCCGAGCTTAAATTGGCTAAAGAAAAAAATTTAGAACTAGAAAAAGAATTGACTTTATTTAATTCATATAAATTAGGAGCAGGCACTCATTATAAACCAAACCCAATTGGTTCAATAGGCAATGAATATATAGAAAACAATCAATTTAGTAGTAGATTTGGACAACCAAATTTTAAATAAAACAAAAATAGATAAAGAAATAAAATGAAAATGGCAACTATTGAAGAACGAAAAGTTGAGTTAAAATCACATAGTGATCTTGCTAAGTTAAAAGAAGGAGAACATTATTATGTTGTTAAGATCGCTGGATTTAATCATTTTATAAATGCTATCCAACAAGCAGATCCTAAAAAAGACTTTGATATAAAAATTGATTTCAGTATAAAACACTTGTATTTTTATCTTGGAATAGAAGAAGATTTAAATGCCGACATAGGAAAAAATTCCAAGAGTGTTGTTTTTCACTCTGTGGCTTCAAACAAACATATAAAAATTAATTTAATAAATTTAGCCGAATATGGGATTTTTGAAATAGAAGAAAATAAAGAAAAAATTGAAGAAGCTGCTTTGTTTTTATCTAGTGAAGAAAAAGAATGTCTTGCGCAAGACGAAGCTAAACAAATAGACGCGGCCACAAATGATCTTTTAAGAGAAATAACAAACACAACAGGAACCATTTCATATGAGCAACGAAGTACAAAATAAATATTATGTTTTAGAAGTAATGATTGATCCACCAATGCTTCTTGCTAAGGAATATGTATATTTTTATGCAAATATTTCTTCAAAAGACCAAGTAGATAAAGTATTGGAAATTTTAAATATGAAAGAGTTTGATGTTATTTTGCCTTTTGTCTTTGAAAAAGATTCACTAAGCGAATACAGAGAAGAAGATTTTACAAATGATTATAATAACTCAAAATTAAAAATTAATTTAAAAATAGATGAAAACAATACACTAAAATGTTTCTTCGCATCAGAATCAGAAGAAATGATTAAATGGACGGAAGCTAAACTTCCATTGGTAGAAGAAATATTAAAAGGAAAATAAAGGAAAATAAATGAAAAAATTTTTATTAATTGCTGGCAGTGTTCATTACCCACAACAAGGAACAGAAGATTGGATTGGTTTTTTTGAAACTTTTGAGGAAGCGAATAGCAGAATTCAAACTAAAGAAGAACATCAATATTTCACCAAGGGTCCACGAAAAGGACAAATAAAAGAAACACGAACAATCCTAAGCGTAAATGGACATCCAGAGGATTGGTATCAGATTGTAGACTTGGAAGAATGGGACAAACAACATCCAACAGGTACAATTATTTATTCATTAAATAATATTATGGTAAAAGATTTAAAATGAGCAAAATATATGAATTGCCTGGAGAGATTTATGAAAATTTTGAAACTGGCAAGATAAAAGGTTTTAAACGAACATTGATAATCATGTTATCTCCATTATTGGTTGTTGTTGGTGCAAGTATATGCATTGCAATCGTTGGTTATGATTTCGTAAAGGGAAATAGAAAAAACAAACCAAACTATAAAGAATTACTTGATTTCTCTTGTTCCGGTTGTTATGACACAGGAATTCATCATCTTGGTACAACATGCCCATGCAGATACGAAGATGGAATTGGAGAAGAATAAAATTAAAATTGACGTACCCTCACTCGTTAAAAAATAAACGAAAGTTAAAAACTGTCATTCCAGATTCTATCGAATACAAAGAAAGAGAAGAATATAAATTATGTGGATTCCAATTCGACCAGTATCCAACAAAGATAAAAACAACATTTGAAGAAAAATAATTTTAGTAGAATAAAAGGAAAAATATTATGGGAGACGGAACAGAACATCATGTAAAAAAACTTCTTGAGGGTGAAGATGTAGTCTTTAGACCTCGGGGTAATTCAATGAAACCAATTATCTTCGATAAACAAGAAGTTACTATTATTCCGATTTCAAAACTCGAAAAAGGCATTGAGTCAATTCAAACTGGTGATGCCGTTTTATGTAAAGTGAATGGCAGACAAATGTTGCACTTGGTCACAGCAATCAAGGGAGTTTTAAGCAATAAAGAAGAAAAGAATACGTTGCAATTTCAGATAAGCAATAATCGAGGTCATGTGAATGGTTGGACACCTGCAAAGAATATTTATGGAAAATTAATTAAGGTGGAAGATTAATTTAAGCAGAACAAACCCAAAACTTTATGCATCTGAAATTAAAAGTCATGAAGGCATATGTTGTAGTACACATGGATGCAAGGTGGGTCATGGACAATCTTGTCCTGTTTAGTGGAATGGAGGTTTATCTAATTCTAATCGTGATTATGAATTATGCATTGCAATATTTGGAGAATATAAATAGCAAATAGCATACTTCTACAAAAAACTAACCACAATTAGTGATTGATTGTTATAGTTTAAAACAAATTTAAGACTAGGTATTATCAACAACAACAACTAGGAAAAAAACAATGACGAAAAATACAAATATAGACACAAGCAACACATACCGAGTGAACAAAACTATAAGTACAAACACAATAACGTTGCCTTATAATACAAATAATACAAGCATAACAATATCACCAAACAATACAACTACCAGTATTAGTTGGCCAACATCTATAACAACAACAGATGAATATTCTATAAAAACTATGATAGAGAAAAAACATCCCACAGAAGATTTATCCGAAGAATATCTATCTTCATTGCCATATAGACACTTAAATTTAAGTAAAAAAACGAATTTAAAGTTGTGTGAAGAAAAACAACTCTATTATGTTATAGATAACACGGATTATTTACGTAATAAAATTAATGGATATTATACTACAAATCTAACTCCTAATCCAACTCCTGCTTTGTTTAAAACTATACCCTCTAAGGAAGATTTGTGTGTATTAAAATCTATTGAAGAAAGTCCTGAAGATTCTTTCCCAATAAAGTATGTTTTAGATTTTTATAATTTTGATAAAAATGAAAATTTCACAATTACAGTTGGAGACAACTCACACAAAACATCCGATGGCACAGAATACTTTTCTGTATTTAAAATAAACACTGAATACAAAGAAGGAAAAAATAATTTGTTTTCCAAAACTGAATTAAATACGATAAAAAAAATAATAAATAAAAAATGATTAAAAAAGTTAAATTAAACACATATAAAGACTTAAAATCTTCCTTAAAGGAAGGAAATCTTTATTATGTTACTTTTGAGCCATCATTATCACACAGGGTTACGGAACTATTATATAACCAAAATAATGATGACAGCGACAGTGATATTGAAGTATCAATAAAGTTAAATAAAAGATTTTTACATTTATATGTTGGTATCGAATTAAACGATAACGAACAGTTAATAGCCCCCAATGTTTCTTTGAATTTTTATTCTCTAGAAAAAAATAAATTAGAAAGATGCAATCCAAGCCTCTTGGAAAGAATGGGAATAGGAATATTCTCAGATTCTTCTTTAGATGAAAAATTTTATAATTCCATAAGCCAAGTGTATGAAAAAATAAATAACGGATTGGTTGAAGTTGAAACTTTAGATATTAGTAACAAGATTAATAAACAAGTTTCTACAGAACAATTTGTAAAGGGCGTCAGAAAAGACTTAAAAAATTTCCTAGATAAAGAAATTAGATTTTAATAAATCATTAAATTTGTAGTTAAAGAACTCTGTTCTAAAACAGAATATGTACCAAACCAAAGTCTTCCATCTAAGTGACTAGAATCAGAATTATCAAATAAATAACTTGATTCTTCATGTCTAGTACAAGTTGATAACCAATGTACTGTTTCGTGTCTAATTAAATAATAAACAAATTGCTCATTGAATTTTTTATTTAAAATATTACTTGTCAAATAAAGTACTTGTTCATCTCGTGAATAAAAAGCATAAGCATAACCGAATCTTTGATTACATTCATGTTTTGGTGCATCAGGAGATGTGATGGGGCAGTATCCATCTGAGCGTAATACAAATTCCTCATCAGGTAAAAAAGAATAATATAATTCATTAATATTACAATTATTTTCAATATTAAATTGATTTAAATAAACAGAAGAATTCCAGGCATCAATTACATTGTTGACCTCTGTTGTGTATGTTAGGTTTGAGATAATTAAATTACGAGACACTGTGGTTTGATAACATTTTGAATTAAAACATAAAAAAGAACACAAAATAAACAACATGAAGTTTTTTATTAATGTTGATAATTTGTTTGTGGTCATATTATAAATTATATAATAAAACAAGAAATTTGTAAAAAAATAATTTAACTTTTAGTTGACAAGGGTTTTGTTATTGAAATGGATTGTAAGCTAAATTTTTGAGATCTTCTATTGTGCCATTTTTTATTTCAACTTCTCCACTGGAAGTTTTCTTGATAATAAGACCCATTGCTTTATTAATAATATACTCAGAACCATCTTCTAAATTTTTTCTGTATACAGAATTATTTACTTTCCAAGCTTCGTCACTTAATGGTTCTCCATTACCTAGTTTTATTGTAATTCTTTTTCCATTTTTAATAATAGAATTGACAACCTTATTAAAGACTGGATTTAAATCATTTTCATCTTCAACCTGTTCTTTCAAAACTTCTCTGATGACCTTGGCAAGATATTCTTTGGTGATTTTCATTTTTTTGTTGTCTCTTGTTTCTTTTGATTGGAACTTTTAGGAGCGATTTATCATTGATTGATTGCCACGTCTAGTAATTATTTGCCAATAAACAAAAAGTCCGAATAGCCAGCCAAAACCATTCTTTCTTTGCTACCACTTCTGGTGCAAACCATTTTTTTATAGTTGACAAGGGTTTTGTTGTGAGATACAATGAACAACAATGAAACAAGCAGCCAGGGCTTATGCGAAAGATTTTAGGTTTTTAGGAAAGAAAATATTAAAATGACCAACATGGAAGAAACTACCCCACCCACCAGAATGCCCTTGGCATAAAGATTGGCATTCTTGTAATTGTGGTGTTTTTGATCCTGTTTTTCTTTATACTCCTCATATACCGCTTCAAATCACAACATATGAAGAACTCATGAACAAACATGTTAAACTTATAGCAAAACCAGATACATGGTTTAAAGAAGGAACAGAAGTTTGCAATTATAATTCCACTTTAAATAACAGGATACCTATTTCTATCGAAGAATACGAAGAGGCGAAACGACATGGAATTATTTCGGCTAGAGGTTTTAGAATATCAGAAGATTATGAATCTGAGGCTATTCCTGTTGGGGAAGAATATTTTGATGGTGAAGAATGTTCTCTAGATGAATTTGATATAGAAATTAAAGGAAAACCACCGAAATGAAAAAAACATGCCCCGATAAAGAACTAATAACTTGGCTTAAATTTTGTTTTTTGGACCCAACAGATATAAATATCGATTCGCCAAATAGTAAAGATAAGTTCATAGATAAATTATCAGATGGTTTTTATCTAGGCGAAAACAATTTGATATTAAATTTTAATAGAAACAAGTTTGAAGATTATTGCATAATAACAAAAAAACAATATGCAAATAGTAATAGTGTTTACGTTGACAGTATTAATATAAAAAATCAACATTTTGATTACATACAAAAGACACCTATTGCACATTTAGAAACAGAAAAAATATATAGAATAGAAGTTCAACACACCGAAGATTTATCCGACACTATTGCTGTTGTTAATAAATCAATTTGGTTCGGAACTAGAGAGTTTATAATATCAGATTTTATTTGGTATAGGATATTTAAAAAACATCACATGTGTTATTTTACTATTTATGATGTTGAGAAAAATACTAAATTTAAATTGAAAACAAATTTTAATTTTTTTGATAGAATTTTTAAATATGACCAAGGAAATGGTACATATTATTTTGAATAAAAATATGCCTTTTATGTCTTTATGTTTGTAAAAAATGCTTAAATATTATTTCTTAAAAGAAAGAAAACATGACAAAACAAAAATATAAAGTCTCTGCGGTAAAAAAATACATGATGCATCCTTGTCATGTATGTGATTTACCATTACTTTGTCAAACAAATGGTAAAGGGGAAATTAAATTCCCCCTTAAGTGTCCTGATTGTGAAGTAATGGTTTGTTACAAACAACTAACTCCGATTTTAATTCAAATAATAGATATAACCGATCTTTCTCCAATAAAACGATGGTGGAAATTTGAAAGAAAAAATTGGTTTATTGTGAAAGAATTAATGAAAGAAGAATTAGAAGAAGAACAATGGTAAATCCAAATATAATACAATTTCCTCATTATTCAGTTATTGAAAACAAAATCACAGTTGATGATTTAATCATTAATAATTTATATATTGTTAATGACTTTTTAGAAGTAACAGATAATAAATGTATTTTTCTTGATAAAAAACCATGTGCCAGCAGAATATTGTTTCATCATAGTGGTCCACTAGAAACAGTTGAGTTATTGTTTTATAGTTTTGAAAAAAATGAAACATTTTCCATACCAAGAGATGAGTTGCCGTTTTATCACATACGACCACTATGAAACAAAAGAATAAAAAACTTAAAGTAAAAATAGGAGAATTTTATAACATTTTTGATTACTCTAGTCAAATAGATGTGGATTATGGGACATGTGTTTGTTTAGGCAAATCAATAGACAAAATATGGGATTCCATAAATAAAAAAACAAAAGAAAAAATTTATAAAGATTATGTAAAGTTTAATTTCTATTCATTTTTGAAAAATGAAAAATTTTATATATATGAAGATGCTTATTTAATTGAAAAAATATAATATGAAACATAAAAAAATAAAAACAGGAACTTTATATGAAATTTATGATAACTCTCTTCAAATAGAAATAAATTATGGAACGTGTATTTATTTAGGCGAATCAAAAGAAAAACTATGGATGCGCAGCGACATCAAAATAAAAGGAAATATTTATAGAGATTTTATAGTTTTAAATTTTTATTCATTATTGAGAAATGAAAAATTTAAAATATTGCAAAAAGATTTTTTTTATGCGGGTTCTGGTTATTTAATAAAAAAATTAACAATATGATTTTAGCTTATCATATTTAAATAAAGAAGGAATTGTTTAATAGGAAAATATATGTTAAAGAATAAAAGCTTGGTTTTTTTTGCTGTAGTTTTTGTTAGTTTGTTTAATTTAATGTGTAGAGTTAATGCTCAAGAAATTCCACTTAGTCCTCCTTTTAATGCATGGATATCAACCGACAACAATGTCTTTGTTTTGCCGTCACTCGAAAGACTTGGGCCTTCAATATCTCTTTTAAGATTTGGAGATCCTGTTAGAGTAGTTGGGTGTATCCCCGATTGTGTGTCAAGAAATTCTTGGGCACAATTATACCCTCAAGGCATTGTTAGACTTTCTAACCTAAGCACTGGACCCAGAACTAGAGAAGCTGAATTTCTAGGTGGTCCTCCTGACTTCACATGGGCAAAAGTAAAAAGAAGAGGTGTTGTATCTAGAGATAATCCTTCTGACCATGGAGGTATTTTAGAGAGCTTTTCTAATGGTGACGAATTGTTATTTAGAACAAATGCTTTGTTGCAAACTCAAGGTTACTTGGAAAGACCAAATGGAGGATTTGTTCCTGTTGCTTCACTAGAAATATTTGAACCAAGCACTTTCTCGGGATGGCAAAATCCACCAGATAATTTTGTTTTTATTTTAAACGATACAAACATTACCTTACCAAACAGACAAGTATTGCCTGTTTTAAGATATGAAAGATTCGAGGCGGTTTCACAAAATAGAACAATAGCTACTGTTTCTGTTATGGAAAACGAAAGAATATTATCAAGAAGAAATACATATGTTAACGGAACCATTCCAAGAGGTGACGTTAGATATGGATTTAAACATAATCGTCCAAGTACGATACCAAGTGGTGTAAGATGGGTACATGTAGACTTAAATCAACAAGTCTTAACCGCTTATGACCATGATGATCTTGTTTTTGCCACTATGGTTTCTACAGGAAGGATACGTGGTTCCACTCACTCTGGAACATTCCAAGTAAGAAGAAAAATTACTTATACCCAAATGAGAGGTGGTGGTTCTAGACCATATAATGTGGAAGGTGTACGCTGGACACAATATTTGACCGAAATCAATGAAGATGTGGCTTTACATGAAAGTTTCTGGCATAATGGGTTTGGGAGAGTTCGTTCTCATGGTTGTGTAAACCTTAGTCCAGCAGACGCAAGATTCATGTTTGATTTTAACCCAGCAGAAATACCTTCTGGTTGGAGATCAATTCATCCAATTGCTCTTGGTATTCCTAATTTGTGGGTTATTATAGAATAAGTTATATTTGAAGGTTTATAGTGTATTTTATTGTACTATAGATGTAACATGTATACAATAAGAGCATTTATAAAAAAAGCAACCGAAAAACATGGTGACAAATTCGACTATTCTTTAATAAAAGAAAAAAACATTTTAACAAAAACAAAATTAAATATAAAGTGCAACACTTGTAAAAGAGTTTTTCATCCATGGGCAAAAAATCACTTAAATGGTTCTGGTTGTCCTTCTTGTAGCCATGTCAAATATGACAAACAAATCTTTATCAATAAAGCTAAAAATTTTCATAAGGAAAAATACGATTATTCATTGGTAGAGTTTAAAACAATTAATAATAAAATAAAAATTATATGTAAAATACATGGTGTTTTTGAGCAAAGAGCCTCAGACCATTTATGTCATGGTTGTAAATATTGTTCTTCTGTTGTAAACAAGAAATCAAAACAAAAAGTTATAGATGATTTTAATAAAGTTCATGGAAAAGAAAAATACAATTATTCTTTAATGGAATACAAAAATGCACAAACAAAAATAAACATAATATGCAATAGTTGCAACAATCAGTTCTTGCAAAAACCAATAAATCATAGAAGTGGTCAAGGATGTCCTAAATGTGCTCTTGCCAGAACAAGTAAAAAAATAAACAAATGAAAAAATTATCAATAAAAAAAATACTTACCTATTTGTCGGGTGTAGAAAAGTCTCTATTTTATAGAGTTTTAGGAAACGAAGAAAAAGAAGAATCTCTTTTGTGTGAGTCGGATTTTTACTGGTATGAGTTAAATGAAACCGAACATAAAATCGCTGTATTATATCTTCATTATATCAGTTATTATTTCTGGTATATTCCAGAAGGAATCAGAAAATTATACAACAAGAGACACAAGAAGTAAATTTTTATTTATGCGGTTTAGATAGTTTTTCTGTTGTAGTATCATTCTTGAATGGAACAAAAAACAATAACTAAAAAATGCGGTGAAAACGTATATCCTTCTGCTGGTTGTCTTAAAAGTTTTACTACAAATGTTAGAGAAAATAATGACCTGTGTTTTGAATGTTGGTCATCTGACATGGATTCTACCTTTGGAAAAGATAAACCTTTTCAGGTTAATTGGCTTCAACTAGGATTTGGTTTAACCATCTTGGTTATTCTATTTTTAATATTTATATAAAGGAAACAAAAAATGCCTGAAGAATATCAAAAGGTAGCAACTGAATTTAGAGAAGCAAACACAATTAAAGTTCCAGATGAACTATATCGCTTAATAGATAAAAATATTAGATATAGTTTTAACGGATCTGAATCTGTGTTTGTAATAGGAAAAGATGAACTAAGAAAATTCAATTTCAATGATTCTAAAATAGATAAACTATTAATAATAATAGTAGACAAATACGCCGAATTTGGTTGGACCATGTTGGCAGCAAATAACTTGGATACACCATATAATGCGCTCGGTTTTAGGTGCTCAGAACAAATGATTGATTACAAAAGATAAAATTGATTTTGATTAAATCATAAAATGCCAAATTCTAAAAAATTAAAAGATCTTTATCTTGACGTTTTAAAAAAAGACGATAAAAAAAATAAATCTTCACAAGAAGAGATTTTTAAATTTTTATCTTTGAAAAATACCAAATGCGAACAAGAATTTAAGTCTAAGATAAAAGTAGTGACTGGAGACTTGTATTATGTTGCAAGGTGCCCCAAACAACTTCTTCTTTTGTACTCTAAAGTAAAAACACCTTATCCAGTTACGGTTACTGGTAATAAAAACTTATGTATTTTAATTGAAGAAAAAGACTCTTATCCGAATTTGGTATTTTTCAATTTCCATAGTAACACATATATAAAATTTGGCTGGCAAGAGTCTCAGGATTACACAGTCGATAAAGTATAAAATGAAAACACCCAATATAAATTTTGTTGTCGGAGAATTTTATAAAATAATAAAATTACCACTAACATCATATATTGAAGGTTTAGAAGATTTTCCAATTTTATATATTGGTTATTCTCTCAACGACGTTCTGTTTGATGGTACGTATATGAAAACTATACATTGTTTTTATTCTTTAAATAAAAACAAATTCTATTATATAGACGAAAATGATGTACGTATGCAACATGTTTTTATTGAAGAATTATTTTAGTTGATGTTGACTAAGAATTATTTCTTGCTATCATAATCTTATGATTAAATTTAGGTTTAAAACAAAAGATGGCAAAAGAAGAGTTTATGTAAATTTCAGAAACGAAATAGAAGTGGCTTTTTTGAAACCTATGGATTTACCAACTGGTTTATTATTTTATATGGGTTATCCATATCCCTCAACAGAGAAATAAAATGCTAACAAAAATAAAAGATTATATTATAAAAAAATCTAATTATATGCTTTCAAAAGCAACAGAGTATCCTATTCCTGATGATAAAACGATTTCATTCATATATGAAGCCGAAAGAGATAGGTTGAAAAGAAAAAAATTCAAAGTGGGAGAATTGTATACAATTAAATTGTTTTTTAATTTAAACAAGAAGAAATTAATTTATATTTTCATAGAAGAAACAGACGATGGGGAAAATAAGGTATTTTATTGTCCTGAAAGAAATCAATATTTTACTTACAACTATGACAATAATTGGACTGTAGAAATAGAAGAATATGAATAAAAAGAAAATATTAACAATACAAATGACTGTTGAGATGGAAGTGCCAGATAAGTTCTTGCCACTCAAGTCAGATGTTGACTTGCAAAGTTTGTTTGTTGCATTTCATGCCGGTAGAACAAAAATAATAGATTTCAAAATATTAAAATAATATGAAAAATAAATTTTCTAAAGAAAAAGCCGAAGAAATAAGGAAAATTATAGAAAAAGAACTAGAACTCTTTTTCAAAGATAATGTTGTGATATTTACAACGAATTTTTTAAAAAAAAATAATGAAACAATTGAAATTTTTCATGACCCAGAAACAAGTGTTGTATTAGAGTCCGATGTAGATAAAGACGACGATTTGAATTATTCTTGTTGGTGTTTTACAAATCGAACTAACGAAATATCTTATGATAGAAAAAATTTAAATATCAATTTAGAATTAGGGAACTTACACGGGAATACTAATATGCAAAAATATATTAGATTTGAAATTATAGAACAAATGAGTAATCCCAGGGACAGACACTTAACTTATTATATGAAAGTTTTTGTAGAAAAAAAACCAACAAAACTAGTAGCAACAGCTAAATTAAAAAAATCTATAGGTAATGTTCTTAATCTAGTAAACAAAAGTTATTTGCTTTCTGCGGATAGTGATTATGTTCTTGTGAAACAATTTAAGATTTATGATATTTCTAAATTTCATGTAACCTTGCCGGATTCAGCGTTAAGAAAACAACAGATATCTTATGAAATATATGATTGTTATTCATTTGAAACAAATAAGAAAATAAAATTCATTAAATGAAAAATACAACACTTCTATCAAATTTAATTGAAGGTGAAATATACAGTGTAACCTTTAATGACTATAAAGGGTTTAAAACGATAAAAATAATAAAAGAGCCAGCACTATATTTGAATAATGAAAAATCAAGTTATTCTCCAAATCCATTTAACACAAGTTTAAAAGTTAAAACTTTTAAATATAATTTTTATTCGCTTAAAACAAATAATTTTTTTAGTCTCTTTTCGCATTATCATACTGATGCTTCTAGAGAAATGAAAATAGAAAGAATTTAAACAAATGTTAAATTTTTATTTTATTAAAAACAAAAGAATTCATGATAAACATTATAAAGCAATACATACAATGTTTGCTCATTTTGAACCTAGTGATAAAAATACAACACGGAATTGTTATTTGTATATAATAACCTTAGATAATACCTTGTGTTTAGTAAACAATATAAGTGGAAATTGGACCACAGTGTGGGAGTCAAATGGAATTTAAACCAAAAGAATTATTAAAACAGACACTGGAGACTCTTTTAATTGAAAAGTTAAAAACAAATTTTGTTATTAAACCAATAGTAAGGGGCTTGAATAAAAATAGTCAATATATTTTATATTATAATTTATATGATGATTTATCATCAACAAACAATGAAAATTTTAAATTAAAGGTAATGGGATTTTATGACTATGGCCACACAGAAAGTTCTCGATTCACGTTTCAACCAAATACATATTTTTCCGACACAAACAAATCTTGGGATGGTTTAAAAACTTTTGGTTTTAATTTTGAAACAAATGTCCCAAAATCCTTTACGGAAAAAGAATTAGAAAAACAAAAAACAGACACAATTCTTTATTCTAAAGAATTAATTTATAAGAATTATTATTTCTTTGAAAAAGAAGAAATTGAAACGCCTCATTATATAAAAGACGAAATTGGTGAGACAATTAAGTTATTAACAGGTAAATTTTTTATTTATGATATAAGAACCTTTAAAATAGATTATGAAGAAGAAAAATCTTTTCACGTAATTTATTGTTATGATCTTGAGAAAAACTTAAAAACAGGAGTTGTTCTGATAAACACCGGGAAAGAAGAAACAAAAAACAAATTTTATGAGTTGAAATAATGTTTAGGTTTAATTTTTGTAAAAATAAAAACAATAAGGACAAATATAAAGAAATATATAGTGTATGTTCGGATTGAAGAATATTTTGGACAATATCTTTATATTTTAACAGCAAACAAAATTTCGTGTCTATTGAACAATGGAAACGGATACTGGGTTGTCTTGTATTAGAGTGAAAAAACAAGAATTAAAAACATGTCACAGAATCTCTTTTGGTTTAAAACTTAATAATAATTTAATATGATTTAATAAAATGTTTCATTTCAACTACAAAAAATATAGCAAGTCTTATAGAACTTTACGTGTAATAGCCAACAAAGAGACAGGTAAGACACTTATAGCCTTTAACATCTGGTATAAATCCAGTTCTGGATTCAAGAAAATTTTATATAATGTAAAAACACAACAAGTAGAAAGATTCTTTCAAAGAGATTTTTAGGAACAGGTATCAATATATGATGTATTTCAATTTTAGCAAACAAAAAAATAATCACAATATATGTTTGTCATATACTAATAAACGTACAATACACAAAGAATATATCATCTTTCTTAGAAAAGAATCTTTTGTACTAGGTTTGACACAAACACAAGACGGCACATGGATTCCTAACTCGGATTACACCTATTCTCATAATAACAAGTATTAAATTAGAACAACACTAAATTTAACAATAGAAATATACCTTGAACGAAAAATATAAAAATATCAATAACAACAAAAACAAGAGCAAGAATATCTTTTTTGCTATGTTTGTTGTGGTATTATTGTCAATTTCCATCATGAGTATATATGTTATATTCTCCATGTTAGGATCTCCTAATGTAGTCACCTATCAAGTTCCTCCAAGGGAATTTAGAAGCACTACTCAGGATAGCAATCACAATTTTGTTTTACTGGACGCTCCCGTGCTTTCTTCTGCTTTTGGTTTTAATATAATAACAGCAACAACCGTGTTACAAAAAAAGTCAAAGTCGGCAAACAAAAAAGAAAACAATAAACTACAGAGATAAAAATAACCTTGAGTAAAAAAAATAAACATTATCAACAACTTTCTCTTCCTTGTACGGACTACATAGAATCTTGTGGATTTTCACTTAAGTCTGTTAAAAACAATTTAGACGAAGCCGTAAAACAGTTCCTAAGAGAACATATCTTGATTGGTTGTGAGTGTTATGATGGTACTAAAAAAAGATTAAATACCGAATATACTTTACTCTATTACGAACAACAACAACAACACAAACATAAATCAACAAAAAATCCATTTGAAGGTTCCTCTTCATTAACGTTTCATCCAAAAAAGGCTGCCATCAGTTATCGTTATTCACCTTCGTCCTTGAATAATATCGTTCATACTCCGTGTTATAATTATTCATTTACAATAAGTCCTAGTCTTTTGTTTTTTGAAAATACAGAAGAGAAAAAAATGCCATCTCATTTTAGACCTCTGTTCCTGCTGTATAATAATAATAGTGAAGATAATTTATTGGTAAAATCAAATTATGATACGATAACAAGCATCAAAGCTGACGTTATGTTAAAATATTTTAGCGGCAACACAACAAAAGAAATAAAAGAAGGAGAGGAGTATAAAACAGCAACAATTCAGATAATGAACAAGTTGTTCTCAGAATTCATTATTTTAAATAAAATCCAAACTTCTTATATTGAATCTGAGAAAATCCCTAAACTTCCAAAAGAAGGAAGCATGATTCAAACAAAGTATCATTATTCTTTTAAAGATGACAATGATGATAATAATAAAAAAGATATACCAAGTTATATACTAACAAATATAAAAGACTCTGGAGATTATGTTAAACTAATAAGAGACAGAGACTCGTATTTTAAAAATCATTCCGAAAGTATGTTGGCATATGCTAGCCAACAAATCTTTTTGCCAATCTTTGAAAAAGATGGTCTAAAAAAGACACCACAACAAGAAGAAGAAGAACGTTATGGTAGTGACGACTATTTCAAAAACAACTTGTTGTTTTTGCCTTTTATTAATACATTGACGAAAATCGCAACAACAGATGTTTTTGATATTTCTACCTCCAAAGTATCCAAGGCCGTTGTTTTCATAAATCCAAAGGCGGCAAACAAAAAGAAAGGAATTAAAAATAGTGACACTAACAACATTAGCAGCACTCCCACAGTACCCAAGTCAAGAACGGCCAACAGAAGAAAATCTCACAACCCTAAAACTTGACATCGACAAAGCTGTAAAGAAATTCCTAGAAGAACATATTCTGCTCTTTGTACATGATGAAAAAACATCTAAGCTGTATTTCGATACTTACTATCTCTTCTGTTATGATGAAAACTTACATACAATAGTAGACACTGAACCAACTCACTATAGTACTCTCACAAGATGTAGCGATGCATTACAGTGTAGTTATGACTATAGGACTTATGTGAATAATCACTTTATGTTCTTGGAACATTTTTTAAGAACAAGAAATCCTTTCTCTTCTTCTCTTTTTCCTCCTTATAATAATTTCAAGAAAAAGAAGATAAAAAAGAAGAGTCCGTTCTTTTGGAATAAAAGAAAAGAAGTCAATCTGGACAATTTTTATACGTTTCGCCTGGAAAGCCTTAACATACAATATAGTACAGTCTCGGAATATCTGAATGATGATGCCGACAACAACAACAACAACAACAACAACAACAACAATAATAACGGCGGCAACAAAAAAGAAGAGATTTTAAATTCTTTGGTCTCTAACATCTTTAAAAATATTAAATACTCTAGAAAAATAAAAACTCTCCCATCTCAGCAGTCTACTATTAGTATAGGTTCCCTTATTCATAAGTCTTATGACGATCCTGTAACAAATTATCTGGTGACTAACTCAACTAGTCTTGACTTCTCCTATAGAGAGGAAGAAGAAGAAGGGGGAGACAGCAACTCTTCTCCAAATTATTTTACCTTGTCTCTTATAGAAGCCTTTGACCTAAGTACCATGGAGACTAATATTATCCTGGTACAACTATAACTTAAAACTTCTCACTCACTCACTCACTCACTCACTCACAGCCGACATGTATTTTTATATTCACTAACTTTCTCACTTTAAAGGCTTTTATTATATGCTTTTTTTAAAAGATACGCTATTAAAATACCTCCCAAAACTTTAAGCCTCTTTCTGTGGATACTAACCACTTCTAGGTCTCTATTATGCTAACTAATTTCATAGATTATTTTAACTTCCTAAGTCATATAAACTACATAGGAGAAGACAGTCAATCTACTAGGGAACATAGTCAATAGGGTGTATGTGTGTTTTTATTAATTTAATAAAGGAATTACTGGGTTTTTATATAGAGAACCTAGTGTCTTGGTTGTTGTGTGGTGCTTAGGTATTTTAGGCTTGGGCTTTGGTTTTAAATTAGCTTGGGTTTAATTCTGTTTTGATTGATTTAATTTTGGTTCGGGTTTGGGTCTTGAATTAATTTATTTTTTATGGTTTTAGTTTTATTTTGGTTTTAATTTGATTTTAAATTTTATGTTTTTTTTGGGTAATCCACCCGACCCACCCAGGGTAGGGATCAAAGCCTTTTCGCAAAACCACACGAATATAAGGTTATTTAAAATCGAGATAACAAAACAAGGGATTTAAAGAGAGTGGATTAAAGTGAGACAGAAATATAATTAAAGACTTAAGAAATATAAATTTAATAGATTTGATAAGAAAACCAGAAGAAGTGAAACAAAAAATCTATTTATAAAAAGAATTAGGAAGAAAACATGTTTAAAGACAAAGATATTAACGAGATAATAAAACAGTCAGTGAAGCAAAGCTTTGCAAATTCTGGTATAAAGACAGCTTCACCACAGCCTATAGTAAATAAAGTACAGTTAGGTTCACCTAAGACATTAATACAAACTGTCAAAGATAAGTTGAATGAAAGTTTTGTATTGACCCCCAAGAGTTTTTTATTAAAGACCGAGTATCTTTCTTCAAAGGCCAAGGAGTCCCACGAGAAATTATATAATGCCTATGTAAAGGCTTTTGATAAAGTAACGATAAAGAGCCAGACAGCTTCGACAGAAGAGTCTGATTCTAATTCATCTGACTTTAGAAGTTTAAAGATAGATGAGCAGTACAATTTAAATGCGATAAAGTTGCATGAGTTGTTTTTCTATAATATATCTGACACGAAGTCAAGCATATCGATTGATTCGGTTCCCTATATGAGACTTGCTAGGGATTTTGGAACATTTGAGAAGTGGCAATATGATTTTAGAGCATGTTGTTTAGGATCAAGAGAGGGCTGGGCTGTCACATACTTTGAACCACTAAGAAACGTTTACATGACATGTATAATAGATGGCCATACTACGGGGATACCTATCGGTGGGATACCAGTTATCGTATTTGATATGTGGGCACATTCTTATTGTAGAGATTACCTTGAAGATAAGAAGAGTTATGTGAATGCTATGATGAAGGAAATGAATTGGAATATAATTGAGGCACGTATGGTAGTGGCTGAGAGGTCTAGACTGAATGATTTATTTGAAATAAGGCCCTTAGTTAACGAGATGCCACAGAAGATCCTATCACAGATCAATCAAGAGCAGGCTCCTATAGGAGATGAGCAGATTGATAGTGAGGGAAAGATTTCAATACCTGGTGGTGGAAGTTGGCAGCAGCCTAATGCGCCTATTGGTGGAGCCAAGGGAAGTTTCTGAAAATAGAAAGCAAACAAGAAGATGAATAAGAAAAGCAACATTAAGAATAAAGCTGGTATATTGAGTAAGTTTTTATTTGAGCAAGAGAATGTGATAGCACCTAGTCAAACTGACCCAGTGATGCCACAGAAGAAGATTTCTTTAGATCAGATAGTGGACAAGTATTTAATTTCTTATGAGAAGGAATCCATTCCTACTTCTAATGACTATGACATACCTGGTACTCCTCCTGTTACCGCGCAAGAAGCTGGAGAAGTCAGCAATATGGTAAATCCTCCACCTACGACTAATGTGACTGGAGAGTCTAGAAAAAAAATGGGAGTCTTAGCTTCTTTATTTGAGGCCGACGAAGATCCTGGAGCAGCACCAGGTGGTGGTGATGAAGCCCCTGTAGATGACGCAGGCGGCGATCCTGGAGCAGACCCAACCGCAGGTGGTGGAGATTTAGGTGGAGCGCCTCCTACCCCTGTTATAGCGACTCCTAAGATTAATTTAAACAATTATGCGATGGGCATTGCTAGACTTGTTGGTAACTATGAAGCTTTGCTTAACCCAAAGAGTACTATTTTAAATCGTGCCATAGAATATATTAGAGTAAACTATGATGAGCCAACGGCTAAACAATTTGAAGAGATGATGGAACAGAATTATGACTTACGTTCCGAAGAAGAGATGAGAGATCAAGGTATGGCTCCTTTTGCAGCCGGTGCCTTGAGTGGTGGTGGCGGCGGCGGTGGAGCTGCCTAATAGACAATAGTTAAATAAACTTATAGGATATGTGTATGTCAGACAGCATTTCCTCAAATACGAAAAAAAAATCTATATTATTATCTTTTGATGAAGACTTGTTTGTTGAAGGAAAGAAGATTTTATTTAAAAAGAATCTGACGCCGCAGCAGTTATTAACTTTTATTTTCCATGAATCTACATTGGACAACAATGAGGTGATGGATATTATTGATATGGCATCTAAGCATTATTCTATAAGAATATCACAAGAGGAGCGCAAGAAAATAAAAGTCATTAACAATGATATTTTGTATGATATAATAGAACAGGGTAGAAAATATGAAAAATAAAATACTTGAAATGTTTAGGAGTGCGTCCTGGGCTGTAAAAGAA